TCCCCATCTTTCACCACTGCCCATTTCCCCCTCTGCCTTGCCGACAACCACAATTTTGCTGCAAAGGCGTCCGGCGGATAAAATTTCTTCACGGTTTCATGAATTACTTGCCCTTTATATATAAAGACCTGATCTTCCCAAATCCAAAACCCCGTTGCCTTTTTGTGGAGGCTTTCTACTACCCTACCATCTGCCACATCTTTTCCATTCTCCCAAGCCTCCCTAAATTCCGGATACTTATTTTTCCATTCCTTTAACGTCTCCACATGAATTCCCATGACCCTTGCAATCTCCTTTTCCGTATGCATTAACAAAGCCAACTGGTAAACCATTTGTACCATCCTCTTGGAATAAAACCCCCTATATTGAATGGAAAAAGTTTCCTCCTCAAATTCCTCCATTTGTTGTTCCGGAACATATTCTTGTTTATCTAACAGGAATTTTTCCTGCTCATTCCTGTCATTTTCCTTGTTTTTCTTATTCCTTGTCATAACCTTATTGTTTTCCTATGTATACCAATACTTTCCTTATAAAAATGAAAAATTTTGAAAAATAATTTTTATAAATTTTGACAAACCCTAATTTCATTGATAGTTGGGAGTTTATCGTCCATATCTAAGGGCCTATATTTTATGACAAGTCCAAAAAATTGAAAAATTTGGAAAAAATTGTCATATATTTTGAGTCTCCCTCCAACGCCCCCCTGCGTTCTCAACACGCGGATTGCGGGGCGGGGTGTGGATTCCAGGTCTCCCAGAGGCCTACGGCAGTGGGTCATCCACAGCAATGCCTTGTCAATTGTCATGTCTAGAAGCCTTGGTATCAGTGATGTTGATGATGTAGATAGATGATCTGAAATGCTGCTGGATTGATTAGGAGGGTAGGATTCGCGGGTGCGCGGGCTAAACTGATGACAAATAAGATATAAACATCCTCCTACCCTACTATATGCCCTACCTAATACATGACATATACATCCACATATCCCCCTTCCCTGATCTATACCCTTATCCATATATCCATATAATTTATTCCGGATATTCCTGTCTTTTTTTCCTGTTTCCTGATCCCTGCCATGGGTTAGGATTAATGACAGATATAGATATAAATATGTTTTGGTCCTGTTTATTAGGGAATTTGTTTGCATGACAAGATTCATACATATATACATAAACATATATATAGAAGAGGACTTATGCATCTTTATATTTGATGGGAGATTCATATGATGAAATAGCAATATGTATATATGTAATATTGTAGGAGCTCATCCAATATACATCTATATATAGATATATGATAATTGTCCTGATAATGCGTAGTATATTATCTTTTTAGCCCAGATCAGGATGAAATAAAGGATAATCCTGATTTCCAGGTCTTTAATAATCTTATCTGGAATCAATCTAAATTACCGGTCAAATCAAAAAAAGATGAATTTTTGTGATAAAAAAGTTGGCGGATAAATGGATTATTCCGATATTTGATAAGGATTTAATCATAATCCTTTTCCCGCCGGATCGCATAAGCCGATCATTTGGTTCATTGACATCGTGGAAATTATCTGATTGTGGACAACAAACAGGATTATCATCCTTGGTATGGATGCCTATTAACGGACTACCTGGTCTTTTATGTCGGGCATTAAGAATCGTTGAAAACAGCCTTTTAGGCATTATCAGATAGCAGTCCCACTGTGGATATTATAAGCTCCGCTTAGATTAATCCAGAAAAGATTAATTGTCTGACAGCCTTGTAGCTAAATATCCCGAAAATATTGGATTTCGCGAGCGGAGGATTACGACCTTTTCGCCAAGACCGGATATAATTAGGACGCCAATACGAACTTTTATCATCCTTTCAAGATTAGCTGATGAGGATTAATTATCCGAAATCAGGATGTCCGTCTCAAATAAATAAAGACATCCTGATCCTAATCAAATTAATAAAGATGAAAAAATCCATTTATTTGCCAGAAGACCTGATTGATTTTTTAGATGGTCATAAGATGACTATTTCAATTATTCAGGATATTGAATATGTTGCTGATAAAATATCAAACTGGATTGATTATGGCGGGATTAAATATTCGGACAAAAAAGCCCTTAAATTAGCCCAAACTTATTATGAGCTTAAATTATTAGAAAAGGAATATTATGAATTATAGGTTAACTGATGAGTCTTTAATAGACGAAACAGGACAAAAGCGTCCTGTATTAACCAATTAAAAACTAGTAAAATGTCAAAAGTAGCAAAATCACCCGTACAGGATGTAGACGTCCTGAATTCAACCAGTGTTGAAAATGTAAAAACTTTAGCCCCGGAGTTAAGCCCTGTCGAAAAGGCTAATGCTCGTTATGAAGCTCAGCTGGCAAGGATTGAAAAGAGCAGGCAGGCTTTTATTGAGAAGGAAACCAAAAAAGCCGAGCGGGAAGCCAAGAAGGCTGAAAACCCAACTCCCTGGTCCTCTACCATGGACATTATGGTCAAATCACCGGACATTGAAATGTCAGCTGTTTTGGAGCAGCTCAAGGCAAAAGGCGTTGATGTTGAGGCCAGCAAATCCACCATTCACACCACCTTTGCCTATGTACGCAGGGTAGTCAAGGGTCTGCGTGAGAATGGTTTGATGGCCTAATTCCCTAAGATATAGGGCAGATGATCAAAGACAGGCTCCCCTAACACGGGAGCCTTTTTTATGCCCTTATGTGATCTGTTCGTTTAATTTGATCAAAAACTAGGTTTCAACCCAGTTTAAGATTAGGCATTCTTTATTAAATGAATAGGCATTCCTTAGATCAATTATTAATCATCCTATCAATGGATGATTTAATTAAATTTAATTAATTTCTTTTAATTATTTTGTTTTATCAAAATTGTTTTGTATATTAGATGATAATTTTAAATCTAATAAAATGAAAACTATCACAATTCAAATCATCCATCAAATTATCTCTGATGCTTTTGACATTTGTAGATCAAACAAAGATTACAAATTCAAAAATTATCATGATGCTTATAATTTAGCAATCAAAAAAGCAGGATTTGAAAATGTTGATGATTATAAAACAAGAATGGAGCCTATTTATCATGCTCATTTAGAAAAAAGAGTAAAAATGTATTATTTAACAAATCATCCTTGCAAAAATTAAAGATCAGGATGAAAGGATATAAGGAGTAGGATGTCTTCTGCTCCTTTTCTATTTCCCACCCATTAAAGGTCACCCAGACGGTTGAATTTCCTCCGGGGGTGATCACTATTTTTATTTAACTAAACTTAGGCTTATGAAAAAACAACTAATTTCAGACATCAGCTCTTGGGTATGTTATGCCAATGCTTTTACCTTCATGGTATTTCTTTTGTTTAGCACTCCTACATTAAGCCCTTTAAACTATGCCATGGTTGGAACCTTGGTATCATGTTTCTTTATGGCAGTATCCTGTCTTATCTTTGTTTTTGTTAATTGGAATGACTGATTCAGTAGTTGATTCCGGAAAGATTAGCAAGCATGAATTAGATTTCATGTTGGCTGGTCGAGCTATCTTTACCCTACGTAGTGTTGAGACACAAACCAGGTATACGTATAAGATTAAAAATGTAATGGGTAAAGATAAGATGTGGTTTGTTAGTGTATTAAGAGGTCAGGATAATACCACCGATTATCTGTATATTGGAACTTTGTTTCAGGAAATGGATGGGTCATTCCATTTTAAACTCACCGCTGCTAGTAAACTTAGAAGTGACGATAAACGGGTATTGGCTTTTACCTTTACCTTAAATAAGTTACTTAAGGGAACCCCTGATCCACGGGTAGAGATTTGGCATGAGGGAAGATGTGGAAGATGTGGAAGACTCCTTACTGTACCAGAAAGTATTGCTTCTGGTTTTGGTCCTGAATGTTTAACCCAAATTAAATTCAGATTCTAATGGATGCTAAAACCAGGAATTGCCTATTTGGTTTTACTGAGGATAATCCCAGTGATGAAGTAGAAGATCAGAAAGAACCTATCAACTATTGTCCCGGATGTAAAAACCATGATTGTGATAATTGTGATCTATGAATAAACAACCAGCTCGTACTCTTAGGGGTACGGGCTTGTGGTGGTGAAAAGCCTTAGTAATTTCATAAAAACCTAGAAATCATGAATGAAATAACCATTGCTTTATTATGCATTGGAATATTATTATTCCTCTGCTGGATGGGTCGTGAATTAACTTCCTATCACAATAACAAACGTTCTTAATTATTAACCAACAAAAACTTAGTCAAATGTTACAAAAAGATCAAATTTTAGTAGCAACTGAAGCTCAATTCTTCAGCTGTGGAAGAACCAAGTTGTACATGGATGCTATTGTAAAAGCAGCCAATTATGAGGATACTCATTCTCAGACAATAATAGTCTTTCTTTCCAAGAAAAGGGAACAGAAAAATGATTATGTCAGAGTTGATACGGATCGTGGAAAACTCAGACCTGCCAAACCCGAAGAAATTGAAATGTGGGAGGCTGGAATCCGTAATTGTAGGGGGGAATTGATATGATCAGGATTATTATAGCTATAGCACTGGTTGGTTATTGCTTTCAACTCATAAGCAATCCACGGGAGGAGATGATCCTTAGCTTCTATGGAAGATGGTTATTAAGGCTCCACGATTCTGGTAAGTTCGGGAGATATATATACAAACCCCTTGGAGGATGTATTGTCTGTAATACCACATGGATTGGTTTTCTCTGTGGCTGGTTTATCTTTCATCAATCCTTCTTTGTTGGTCTTGTTACTGGTCTTGCTTCTGCCGGACTAGCAAATTTCATTCAAATTCTTCATACATTAATCAAGAAAAACCTATAAATTATGGAAAACCAGGAATTGTACAAAGTAAGCAGGGTATTTAAAAATAGTACTCAACGGATATTGATCAGAAAGAACCTGACATTGGAACAAGCTCAGGCATTGGTCAAATCGTTTCCAACAAAACCATTATCTATGGTTGTTTATGATAAACAGTAAAGGTTAACTGATGAGGGTTTAATACCCGAAACAGACCTATTCATTTAGGTCTGTATTAACCAAAAAACTTAGTAAAATGAAAGATCAAAGCATTCTTAATAATCCTTATATTGTCCCTCATCGTGGCTTGGGATTATTTACGGTGTTCCATTTATCTCAATATGGAACTTTTCTTTCAGGAACTAACAGTTTCCATTTAATGGAACATTTGAACTATGAATATTTGGCTTATGGGATGTATATTCATCAGCCAATAGTTTGCAAATTCAATATGAATTAATTATGAAACGAGTATTAATTTCAGCCATCCTCTTTCCGCTTACCCTTTGTGTTAGCCCTGCTATACACCGAGCGGATATTTCTGATCATATAACTACCCTTGTTAAGTATGAGAAATTTGTCAATGCTTTAACATGGGTTGAATCAAGACATGATTCATTAGCCGTGGGCTCTGCTCATGACTTAGGTTTATTCCAAATTACCCCTATTCGCTTATTGGATTATAATAGACGTACCGGTAAGCATTATACTGATCAGGATTTGTTTAACCCCCGTATTAGTCGTATTATCTTTGATTATTATTCAAAAGACCTCCCATTTGAGGAAGCAGCCCGTAAATGGAATAGGGCATATCAGTGGAGGGATTCTCTTGGAACGGTATATTGGAATAGAGTTTCTAAACAATTAAATAAACTTAGTAATGAAAACTGAAATTGATCAATTTAGCCCGTGCCGGGAGGCATTGGAATTTCGCAGACAATACCCAACTTTTGAACAGGCATGGAAGGAATGTCCACGAGGAGATTGGATGTTATGGATTGCAAAAAGGTTAAAAATTGATAATAGAAAATTAACTCTTGCAAAAGGATTTTGTGCTAATACGGTTATTCATTTAATGAAAGATCAAAAAAGTAAAGATGCAGTGAAAGCCGCTATTGATTATGGAAATAATCAGATAGATGAAGATCAGTTGAAAACTGCTGCTGATGCTGCTGCTGCTGCTTATGCTGCTGATGCTGCTGCTGCTATTGCTGCTTATGCTGCTGCTTATGCTGCTGCTGCTACTACTGCTGCTGATGCTGCTGCTGCTTATGCTGCTGCTGCTGCTGCTGCTTATGCTGCTACTGCTAAAAAGCAAAATCAGATGATTACTGCTAACATATGCAGGAATATTCTTACGGAAGTGGTGATGGAAAAGATTAAAAGGTTAACTGATGAAGATTAATTATCCGAAAGCCTTTCTAACAAGGAAGGTTATTAACCAATTAAAAACTTAGTATATGAAAACTGAAGAAAAAGTAAACACCGAAGCATTGGAAACTAAAGCTATTAATCCCTTTGCTGTAGTCAGTCATTTTGTATCTGGCGAAAATGAAGATGATCGTATTATTCATTCCGATCTTGGAATATCAGAAGAAAGAAACCATGAACTTTGCCAGAGAATGCAGGATTTTGTGGATAGAAGGAAAGTAGGTGATGAGATAAATATAAACTGGCCTGAAGCCTTTCAGGAACTTACTTATGATGTTACTAATACCAATGAAGCAGTTTATATTGCTTTTTCCCTGACATATTCCATATTGGATGTACAAATAGATACGTTAAAACGGATATTGCATAAACAGCAAATAATAATGACTATGCAAAACATTTTTGAGAAATAATCGACGGTTCACAGTCCGTTTTAATTGTGGTGACAGTCCTGCCTGTGAAGGTCGGGCTGGAAACAAACCGATTGCTAAAAACTTAGTTAAAGACTTTCTCATGTGGAGAGCAACTTGTGGGTTTACTAAGTTTTCCCGACAATAACACATGGGCGGCCTGACCCCCTCCGTAATGGGGGTTTATTTTAAATTTGGAGTATTAAATGGAATTAATTATATTTAACCACTAAACTTAGTAATTATGATACACTTTACTAAAATTACCATTGATTCGGCGTACGCTAAAAAGTGGAATGTCGATATGAATGATTTCATTGTTCTCACGAATGATGAAGGCAATCCCATTCGTAATACCCTTTATCGTAAAGGAGGAATGGGAGGAACATGGAAAGATGGATATTGTGAGCTGATTAAATACATAGAAGAAGAGTATTCTGATAGCATCACAAAGATCGCTGCTGATAAGCCTCACTTAGCTGGTCATTGGTGTATCATCAATGAGAAGGGGGAGGAAAAGGTGGTGACTAAGCAGTTCGAATACATCTATCATCAGGGAGGCATAATCTACTCCATTAACAATACCTATTACAATATTGAGACAGGAGAGGTATATTGTAAAGGAAATCATTCTATAAGCTCCTCTCAATTCATATTCGCCGATAATATTTATCACACTGATAAAGAAAAAATGGGAATATGGAAGATTAACAAGTTTGATGGAACCTATGAAATATTTAAATAATATATGAAAGTACTGGCTAAAGCTCACCCTAATAAGAAGTATATCTACCATAACAACTTAGATAAACTATATCTGGAGGCGAGACTGGAAAATAATAAAGTCAGTTTTGTAGAAGTCTCTACTACCGTTCCTATTAAGGAACATCTATTAAAAGAAGAGACCGTCTTATCTTTATTCCCAGTGGATGTGGAAGAAACCAGTAGACCCTTCTTAATTCAGGAAAACTTGGATTTCTATGCTATCTTACATAGAGATAAACCAAGGTATCAAAAAAGATTTATTGAACTTAAAACCGGAAATAGTAATGGAACCTTATCCCGAACAAGTCCCTCGTTGGGCCGGCTTAGCCACCGATGACGAAGGGAGTAAATCTATCAGGGTATTATTTCCATTTAATGAGGAAGACTTAAGAAATGTTAAGAGTCTTCCTTCTAGAAGATGGGATGCCAAGAATAGATGTTGGTATGTTCCTTATTCCATTCAGAGTGCCCAAAGACTAAAGGAATGGGGTTTTAATATAGGGGCTGGTCTTCTTAAGAGAATTGAACAGTCCATGGAAGAATCTACCAAGATTGATATTACGAAACTTGACAAGTTGAATATTCCTGGTTTAAAAGGGGAACTTAGACCATTCCAAAAGCAGGCAGTATTGTTTACCGAAATGAAAGAGGGTAGAATACTCAACGCGGATGAAATGGGAATGGGAAAAACGGTAGAGACTCTGGCATGGATTCAACTTCATAGGGATAGAATTCCGGTAGTCATTGTTTGTCCGGCTACTCTTAAGTGGAATTGGGAAAGGGAAACTATTAAGTGGTTACCAGATCCAAAGGTTCAGGTATTAGAGGGAACTAAACCCTACCGTATTACCGGAAGGATTATCATATTGAATTATGATATTCTTCCTAACTGGGTTCAAACGTTAAAAGCCTTACATCCTCAGATTCTTATTACAGATGAAAGCCATTACTTTAAATCCAATAAGGCTAAAAGAACCAAGGCTATTAAACAATTAGGGAAGAATATACCCCATGTCCTTGCTTTATCCGGCACCCCGATCGTTAACCGGCCGGTGGAAGCTTTTAATGCCATTCATCTGGTTAATCATAATATTGTTCCTACCTATTGGGAATTTGCCCAAAGGTATTGTGCCCCCAAACATAATGGGTATGGTTGGGATTTCAGTGGAGCAAGCAATACAGATGAGTTACATGAATTACTTATCAATAGCATTATGATTAGAAGGCTTAAGAAGGATTATTTAAAGGAGCTGCCTGACAAAGTACATTCCTTTATCCCTATTGAGTTAGATAATCAGGGAGAATATAACCTTGCTGAATCTGACTTTATTTCCTTTGTAAGGAATAGTAAAGGGAGAGAAGCAGCTGAACGGGCATCCAATGCTCAGGCATTTGCAGAAATTGAAGGATTAAAACAGATTGCCGTCAAAGGAAAAATCAGTCAGGCTGTCACATGGGTGGAAGATTTCTTTACTTCTGACTCAGGTAAGCTGGTTGTTTATGCCAGACATAAATTTGTTATAGATGCGTTAATGACTGTCTTTAATGAGATTGCTGTTAAAATAGACGGGTCTATTGCCGTTAATAAAAGACAGAATGTTATTGATCAATTCCAGAATAATCCTGATGTAAAATTAATTGTGATCAGTGATGCCGGAGGAGTTGGTATTACTCTTACTGCTGCTTCTACCATTGCTATACTTGAATTGCCATGGACTCCGGGGCAACTTGATCAGATTATTGACCGGCTTCATCGTATTGGACAAAAGGATACAGTAAACATCTATTATCTTCTTGCTCGTGATACCATTGAGGAAAAGATTGCTTATCTGCTTGATAAAAAAAGAAAAGTGATCAGCAGTGTACTTGATGGAGAAGATGTGGAAATGGAATCATTACTTATGGAACTTATGAATGAATATAATTAAAAACTTAGTAAAATGAAAACTGTAAAATTCAAAAAATGGATTTGTACCATTCATATTCATCATTATCTGAATGGTCGTCCAGCAATCCAATTAAGAAGTGCTGACAAACTCGATCCGGGTCCGGTATTAACTGCTACTGTCAATCTTCCTGAAATCCCTATCGAAACAGATGAGGTAATTATTAAGGATTATTCTGAAAATGAAGGAATATTGGAAGTTCTTATTGAGGCCGGTATTATAAGTGAACCAAACTGGACTATAAAAAGTGATCATGTAACCTTTCCTGTTTGTAGACTGCTATGAAAATATACTTCACCAAACATGCCTTAACCAAAGGTATTATCACTCAGGAATGTAATGAGAGGGATTGGAAAATTAAAGGAAATTGTTTAACCCAATACCATTCCTCTCTCTCTATAATGTGAATCCTATTACTAAATCCAAAGTAAGGATACCTCTACAATATTGGTATCGTCCTGATTGGCATTTAGATAAACAGGAAGCAATAGCTCAAGCAGAATATATGCGTGGTAAAGCCATACAAGCTATTCAAAGGAGATTAGATCGGTTAAATAATCTTAAATTTATATTATAATGAAAGAGGAAATATGTGATTTGATTGCTGGTTATAAAAGAAAAATCAGGATCAAACAAAAACAGATAGAATATAATGAGAAGTTAGGAAAAGGAGGAGTATGTATTTCAATTAATGGCGAAATACAAATGCTAAATGCTGTTATTTCTGATCTACAAAAGATTGCTTATAAATGAATATAATTGAATTATATAGAGATTTTAATGTACCTCATGCTACAGAAGGTCACAAACATTGCAGACCGGGATGGGTAAATGTAGAGTGCCCTTTTTGTACAGGAAACCCCGGTCTACATTTGGGTTATAACTTAGCATCCGGTGGATTCGTTTGTTGGAGATGTGGTTGGCATCCGCCAATCCTTACTATCAGTAAACTTATTCATATATCAGAACCGGAGGCAAAAGCCCTTATAAAATTATACGGTGGTATTGTTTCTTCTGCCAAATTTACCCCTATTACTAAAATTAAGGGCAAAGATCACCAATTACCTAGCAATACAAGCCCTTTACAATCAAATCACCGGCATTATTTAGAAGGACGTGGATTTGATCCTGATAAATTGATTAAAGAGTGGAATTTGCTTGGAACCGGCCCCATTTCTCTTCTATCTACTGGAAAAGGAAAAGATAAAAAAGAAATTAATTTTAAACATAGGATTATTGCCCCTATTATTTGGGATGGAATAGAGGTATCCTTTCAGGGAAGAGATATTACTGATAAGGCTAGTTTAAAATATATTACCTGTCCCAAAGATCGGGAACTAATATTTCATAAACATATTTTATATGGAAAACAAGAATATTGGAAGGAATCTGTTATACTCGTTGAAGGGATCACTGACGTATGGAGATTTGGAAGATATAGTATGGCTTGTTTTGGTATTAAATTCACTCCAGTTCAGGTACGAGAAATCGCTAAAAGATTTAGAACCGTGGCAGTCTGCTTTGATGGTGGCGAATTACAGGCTATTAGTCAATCTAATAAAATCGTTGCAGAATTACGCTTCCGGGGAGTCGATGCCTTCAGAGTGGATATAGAAGGTGATCCCGGAGAAATGAAACAAGAAGAAGCTGATTATTTAGTTAACCAATTAATAAAAACTTAGAAATCATGAGAACAAAAAAGTTTATGTCTACCTTTTATAAAGTAGACGAAATAAAAAGAGAGGATAATAAAATTACACTTTCTTTAAATCAATATGATCGAATGGATGATGAATCTGAAGAAAGAGGATCACCAAACTATAAATGGGATTATAAGATAGAATTAGAAATAACAAATCATTGTTTTCGGCTACAAAAAATTCATCCATTTCATACTATGAATACAGCTGATGCTAATTTTACTATACGGATAGATACCATAAATAATCAGTTATATATTGATTTTGAATAAACAATTAATATTATGACAAGAGAACAAGAACTTAAATTGAAGGAGGAACTGACTAAAAAGTTTGATCCTTTATCCATTCAGGTAGCAACCAACGCTATTGTACGGTATGAAGTAGAAATTTCTTATTTAGAAACCACTTGGAAAAAAGGATTGGTTTTCCTTAATGAACTGAATAAATTAGGATATAGAATAACTAAAAAATAACTAAAAATGAAAACAATAGTAGTACAATGGAGAAAAACATTACCTGATGATCTTTATGATCAAGAAATGAGGGTAATGGCTAGTGGGCATCCTCGTTTTGTACCGGGATCAAGATTTGATTTCGGGTTCTTCCAAATAGCTACAAATGAAGGGTACACTATAATCTCATTACCTTATGAAAACAATTAACTTAGCATGGGGGCTTCATGACTTTATGAAGCTTCCCGGCGATTCCAAGTACGGGGTGGATAAATGGAAGTGTAGAAAATGTGGAGTGATCGGTCTACGAGTTGGATTTTCTCAATTCATTGACGTGGATCAAACAGTATCTGATCAAATTGTTCATAATTGTAATTTACAAACAGAAATGAATAAATTAAATGCTACACATATCATTATCTACCTTGATAGAAGCCACCCTGATCTGGAAATAAAATCAGTACATCCCTTAATTACTCCTCCTCCGGGGAAACAACATTGGAATGGAGGAGTGTGGATTGCCCACCCAGTAGATAAACATCCAATACTAATTCCTTATGGGGAATTCATGATTTATTGGAAAGACCCTACTCATACTATGGTCAGGGCTAAGAAATCTGAACCTACTATGACCAGATTAAAAAGAAATCCTCCTCCAGCCCCTAAAATGACAAGGGGAAAGAAGGAAGAGATTAAACCAGTAATGACCAGAAATAAACAAAAACCATTATTATGACTCCTGATCCTATCTTTTATCTCATCTACCGTATTATATGGTGGGCTATTAGTATAGCAGTGATATTCCTTGTATATCTTATTTTCTATCCACCAGATAAAAAAGAAGAATGATTAGATATTGCCTCACTCCCGGATGTCATAATAGGGCAATACCAAAAAGGAAGTATTGTCACACCTGTCATCACAGAAAATGGAAAGAGAAATATCCCATCAAGTATGCTTTTCAGACTCATAAAGACAATGCTCGTAGGAGAGGGAAGGAATATTCTCTCACCTACGAGCAATTTTGTGCCTTTGTAATAAGGGTCGATTATATGACCAAGAAAGGAATACATAGAGACTCTTATCATATTGATAGGGTAATAGAAGAAGAAGGGTATCATGAATGGAATCTACAGATATTACCGAATGCTGCTAATGTCAGGAAGTATTTACATTATCGCTGGGATGAAGAAACCAGGAAAATGGTATATGATGTAAAATTAGTCAAACAAATAGAAGATGATAATAATCCATTTTAAAACAATTAATGTATGAAACAATTAACAAGTAAACAAGCAATAGCTTTCCATGACAGTAAAGTATGGGAAAGTTGGACGGATGAACAAATAGCAGGCTTTCAATTATTTCAAAAATACCTAGCTGTGCCTTTTGATAGATTTCATCAAGCTATGGAAAAAGTATTAGGAAGACTAATTTTTACTCATGAATTTGGGTCTGCCGGAAATCTTGAAAAGGAATTTTTAGGATTGAAAAAAGCTCCCACTTTTGAAGAAATATTAAACCTAATTCCTAAAGATAAACAAATAATAATTGGCATATGAATAATTCCACGGAAATGACTCGTTCCACTTCTCCAAGGTACAAACACATAAGTGCTAGGAAAGCTGCTATCAGAAGTGCTATGGCAGTAAATAATGTTTTAACAGAATATTATCTTTTCACTAAATCGGACGAAGAGGTCCTATGTTTCGTCCATCCTGCGTATCGACAGGAAATAGGAGATAAACTGGGCATTTCCACCATTAAAAGGCATGGGTGGTAAATTGATCAGGAATGCCTTATATTCCTTATAAAATTGATATGTTTTTAAATTCATATCAAGGAAAATTTGGAGGTATTAATGGTGATATTTATCTTTGATCTGTTATTAAAAAATAGTGCGAGTCATGGAAAAGATACTAAGATATTCATCGTTAATGCCTCCAACAAGGCATTCAATTACCCACAAAAGGATCATGACTCGCAATCAAACCTTAGTGGGTTTTTGTTTGTCTCTTGGGGGCATTTTTTCATTTCATAATTTAATTTCATTATGGAAAGATTAAAAGCTCCTTCTCATATCAGATATGCCTTGGAATTATTTTCCTCAGATGCTTATCTCACCATTAACAAGAAACTCCTTCAACATTATGGTCCTAATATAGCAGTATTCCTATCTAATTTGGTGGATAAATATAAATACTTTAAGGAAAAAGGATTATTGGAAGATGACCGATTTTTCCAAACTCATAAACAACAAATGGAATGGACTGGTTTAACCATCGAAAAACTTAGATCATGTAAGGTACTTTTAATAAAGGATGGGGTACTTGATTCTCTTATGAAAGGCTTGCCTCCTAAGGAATGGTTCTATATTGATTTTGACAAATTAATGACAATTATATATCCCACGAATATTCGTCGGAAAACACGACGATTGATCATCGGAAAACACGACGAATATAAGGATAATAAATTTAAGGATAATAAAAATTATATAAAAAGTTTTGACAAAAAGACAATTCCTCCAACAATAGATATGGTCAAGGAGTATTGTAAGGAAAGAAGAAACAAAATCAATCCAGAAACCTTTATAGATTTCTACACCATGAAAGACTGGATGGTTGGTAAGACTAGAATGAAGGATTGGCAGGCAGCAGTCAGGACATGGGAAAAGAACCACCAGAATGGAAATAATAGACCAAAGTATGCTTCTTCTGATGAAGACGATTATGATGATAAACCCTTACCTGACCACATAAAGAAATTATACGATAAAAGATGATTGAAAGGAAACTTATACAGGGTCTTATTATATCCACCCAATTCATTCAGCGTATTTATCAACACTGGAACATCCAGTTAATTGAATCATCTGCTGCAAAAAGATTGGCTTCATGGATCATTATTTATTACGAGCAGTATAATAAAGCCCCGGGCAAGGATATAGAAGGAATATTCCTTGAACGGGCAAGACTACTTGCTCCTGATCTTGCAGAAGATATTGAAAATATATTAGCAGAATTAAGTGATGAGTTTGAAGAGGAAGGATTAAACATAGATTATTTAGTAGACCAAACCATAAAATATTTTAATGAACGTTCCCTCACTATTTTATGTGATCAGATACAGGCTAATCTACAAAATGGTGATTTAATTGAAGCAGAAAAACTAGCTATTGGGTATAAGAATATACAAAAGCAGACTGGTACATGGGTTGATCTAGGTTCTCCGGAGGTAATGGAAAAGATTGACCAAGCTTTTGATATAAGCAACCAAGTGCTTATAAAATATCCACGAGCATTAGGAGAATTTTGGAATGATCAGCTGGTTAGGGGTGGCTTTGTTGCACTCATGGCTCCTGAAAAACGCGGCAAAACCTTTTGGTTGCTTGATCTTGCTATCCGAGCAGCAAGACAAGGCAGGAGAGTGGCATTCTTTCAAGCAGGAGATATGAGCGAAGGACAGCAATTAAAGCGGATTGGTGTTTATCTGACTAAAAAGAGCAATATTGAGAAGTATTCCGGAAAGATGTTTGAACCGGTAAAGGATTGTATATTTAACCAGATGGGTACCTGTAAGAAAAAAGAAAGGGAATGTGACTCAGCTGTTTTTGAAGGAAGGACGGAAAAGGAATTAAGAAGAGAAATTACCATTGATGAGTTAAAAGAGGCCTATGAAGAGAATCCTGATTATTCTGCCTGTACTAATTGTGCGGAATATGAAGGTTCCAAATGGGGGTGTGTTTGGTTAAAGGAAGTTAATACCGGGGCTCCCTTAACCAGTACAGAAGCCAAGGAAGCGGTAGGGGAATTCTTCGCCAAAGAATCAAGAAACTTTAGATTATCCACTCATGTCAACGGTACCTTAACCGTCAGGGAAGCCTCCTCTATTCTGGAGATATGGGAAAGGCAGGATAATTTTGTGCCTGATGTCATTCTCTTTGACTACGCTGACATTATGATGGATAATGATCATACCAAAGAATTCCGACATAAACAGAATAACATATGGATGCAGCTTAGGGGATTATCACAGGAAAGATTTGCTTTGGTTATTACCGCTACTCAGGCTGACGCTAACAGTTATACCAAGGATTTATTAAAACTGGAAAACTTCTCAGAGGACAAAAGGAAATATGCTCATGTAACCGCTATGTATGGCCTTAACCAAGATCATAATGGAAGGGAGAAGGCAATAGGTATTATGAGAATAAATGAGTTGGTGGTAAGGGAAGGAGACTTTAACAATAAGAATCAGATTAACGTACTACAGAATCTTAAAAGAGGCATTCCATTCATTGGGAGCTATTGGTGAAAATTAATTTAATAAATAAAATTATGAAAGTAGAGGTAAAAGTAAAAGATTTATTTCCTAATCCATATCGTAATATGAAAGAATATCCAGTGGATAGAGAAAAAATAGAAGCCCTTAAAAACTCAATAGAACAAACTGAATTTTGGGATAATTTAGTAGCAAGAAAAGAAAATGGACAAATTCAAATTGCTTATGGTCATCATAGATTGATAGCTTTACAAGAGTTAGAGATAGAAAAAATCGGAATTACTATAAGAGATTTAGATGATTCCACAATGCTTCAAATAATGGCCAATGAAAATATGGAGCAATGGAGTAGTTCTACTTCTGTAGTAATTGAAACCGTCAAAGCTACCCGGGATTTTCTAAACTCGGAATTGGCGAAGTATGATAGCTGGGAGGAATTTAGAGCTAATAGATTTATTAGCTCACTTATTGATGGTGAAAGAGGTTATAGAAGTGCTAAAGGGCAAGGTGTCGGTCAAACCACCATCCTCAAGTTCTTAGGGAAGAACTGGGAAAAGAAACAACATTTGATTCAGGATGCGTTGCATACATTGGATCTTATCAAAGATGATATAATTGATGAAAAGGCGATAAAACAATTAGAGGTAAAACATTTAAAAGAATTTACCTCCAACGTTGAAAAAAATAAGACATCAAAAAAAGACCAAGTAAAATATGCTAAAATAATAAAAGAGGAAGAAGTAAAAGCAAATAAAGTTAAAGATATTTTTGTGCGAGAAAAATATGAAACACCTAAAAAAAATAAACTAGAATTAGATAATAGAAAAATAAAATTTGAGGATATAATAGCAGAAACAACTAATAATGCTGATGAATTATCTGAAAAACTAAAAATAATAATAAAATATAAAGAAGATTTTGATTCTGTTTACTATAGACAAACTATAGAGCGTCTTCGATTATTAATGAGTATAGATTCATTAAAAAAACAATTTGTAATATTAACTAAACAAATAAAAGAATATGAAGAAGAAACCGTCACTGGAGAAGATGATACTCTCCGTATTGGAAGATGAATTGAATGAATCAACTTCATCATTTTTAACTATTCCTAATATAGCAGAGGCCATATATGGATATGGATATGGAAAAAGAACTGCTTTTATTTATAATAAACAAATAAGAGAAAGAATGGGAAAAGTTCGATTATTAGCAGAACAAAATGGAATGATAGTGATTCCTTTAAGAAAGGCAATCAAAAACGATCCATCAAAGAAATTTAGAATAGTTGGATGGAAAATTGCAGATGAAAGTGATCAAAAATATATATTTGATGAATTATTATTTATAAAAAGAAAGGGAGAAGAACATTCCAATACTTTTTTAAAATTAAAAACAGAAGCAAAACAACAGGGAATCCTGACTTATGAAAAAATAAGAGAGTTGAGAGAATTAAACTAATCTAAATATCTAAATATATGTTTAAAATAAGAAAAGAGTTTACTTTTTCAGCCAGCCATCAACTCAGAGGATTACCGGAAACACATCCCTGCAGTAGGCTTCATGGACATAATTACATAGTTACGGTGGAATTAAAATCTACCCATGTGAGTGATATTGGTTTTGTAAGGGATTATCATGAACTGGATGAAATAAAAAAGTATATTGATACCAAGTGGGATCATAGACATTTAAACGATCAAATGTTGGATAATCCTACTGCTGAGAATATGGCCCAGCATCTTTTCATGACCTTTAAATCTCAGTTCCCGGAACTCTGTGCTATTGAAGTAAGTGAAACCCCCAAAACAAATGCCATTTATTATGAGTTTTGAAATAATTAAAGCAAACCCTGACTTTAAGAAGGAAGCTCCTTTTTCCAGCAATTTCTTAGAAGTAGCAGAATTCTTTTGCGATACCATACAAGGAGAAAATTTTATTGGTTATCCAGCAGCCTTTCTCAGACTTCAAAACTGTACATTAAACTGTGCGTGGTGTGACACTAGTGAAGTCTGGAGATATGGGAACCCTTATTCCTTTGATGAAATATTTGAGTTAATGGATCAGGCCGACCTACCAAGAAAGCTCCACGATGGTCAACATCTTATTTTAACCGGTGGTAGTCCATTAAAACAACAAATCCCATTAATTAATTTTATTGATGCCTTTATTACCTTATACGGATTTGGGCCTTATATTGAAGTGGAAAATGAATGTGTAGTAAGGCCCCTTGATAGGATGATAAATTATGTGGATTGTTGGAATAATTCCCCTAAACTATCTACCAGTGGTAATCCAAAGAGTAAAAGATATAAACCAGAGATATTGAAGATAATGTCTGAACTGGATAATTCTTGGTTTAAGTTTGTAATCACGGAAGAATCAGATGACGATTGGAATGAAATAGTAACTGATTATTTAGACCCCGGTCTTATAAGAAAAGACCAAATCGTACTGATGCCATGCGGAGCTACCAAATTAGAGTTAGAGGAAAATAGGCAAAGGGTAGTTGATCTGGCAGTGGAATTCAACGTACGATATACAAGCCGCGAACATATAATTTTGTGGGATAAACGTACTGGCGTATGATTGATGCCAGTCAATTAATAAGTATTGTGGAGGAACTAAACGTGGTTCTTGAATTAGACCCTCCCATTGACCCAACTCTTCCGGTAAACGTTTTATTAGAGGAGGTGGAGGCAGTATTTTTAATGACTGAAGAGGAAGACAAATTTTCAGATAATACCAGACTAACCATAAATTCATATCTTAGAGAAAGGAGGAAAAATAAGACCTGTAACGAATATTTCCCTTACTTTGAAAATACGGAACTAGCTAGGCTTGATCACCGTATATATAAACTCAAACTAACCAAGTGGGAGCATTTAAACAAAAATATAATTGCCAAAACCCTTGGAAGGAATTAAAAATTATTTGTATATTTATTCTTTATTAATCATTTATTATAAACCAATTAAATTTTTTGACAAATGGCAACATTAAAACAGTTGAAAGCAGCAGCAGTAGAAATGAATGACGTAATGTCATTAAATCCTCCTATTGATGTTAAGTTGGCAGAAGACGAACTGACTGAGAAGATTAAGGAAGCTATCGGTATTATGGAACCGGAAGATGAATTCGGAGAAGCCACTCAGGCAGTTATTGATGAGCTCAGTGCCAAGAAAGCTAAACCCGCTCGTGGCAAAGCAGCCAAAGAAGAAGAACCGGAAGAGGAAGAAGAACCTGTCGAAGAAGCTGAAGAAGCAGAGGAAGAACCTGAAGCTGAAGAAGCAGAGGAAGAACCTGAAGCTGAAGAAGAACCGGAAGAAGATGATCTGACCACTCAGGTGGAAGATGCTGAAAAGCTCAGTGAATTGAAAGACCTTGCCAAGGAGAATGAGGAATTCAAACCTCTCCGTAGCAAACTGAGTTCTTATAAGACAGCATCCGAACTGAGAAAGGAAATGCTGAAGCTTCTGGAGAAACCGGCAAAGAAAGCAGCTCCTAAGGAAGCAGCTAAAGCAGAGAAGAAGGCTGAAAAGAAAGAGAAAAAGGAACCTAAGGAAAAAGGCCCGGGCGTAATCGCTACGATCGTGGACATTCTGGAGAAGGCAGGAAAGAAAGGAATCACCAAGGAAGAAATCCATGCCAAACTCGTTCCTATGTTCCCTGACAAATCACCTGACTCTTTAAAAGCTACCATTTCCGTTCAGGTTCCTTATCGCGTTAACAAAGAGCGCTGGGAAGTTGTTAAGTTGGAAGGTGGTCGTTTTGCCAAGAAGTAATTATTGCTCCCGATGCGTAAAGTGGTCATAGGCTTAAGCGGAGGGATGGATTCGGCCACCCTACTGGGGTATTACCTCAGTTTGGGTGCCGAAGTCCATTGTTGTTCTTTCTATTATGGTTCTAAACATGGTCAATGGGAAGGCAGAGCAGCCAATAATCTGTTTGAATTTTATAATCAAAGAGGCTTTCCGATCATCCGTCATTTCTTTGACTTAAGATCAGTGTTTACGAATTTTCAATCTAATCTCCTCAAATCAGGAGGAGCTATCCCTGAAGGACATTATGATGATGAGAGCATGCGTTTGACCGTTGTGCCGGGGAGAAATATGATTTTTGCTTCCATTATGGCAGGACTGGCAGAATCTATAAAAGCAGATACTATTGCCCTTGGGGTTCATTCTGGAGATCATCATATATACCCTGATTGCCGACCTGAATTCATTCGTGCTTTAATGGATACTATTGAATTCTCCACTGATGGTGGAGTAAGAGTAGAAGCTCCTTTTATCTATGAAGACAAATCAACCATACTTAAAATGGGGTATGGTTTTGAACAAAATGTTCCATATCAACTCACCCGTACCTGTTATAAAGATCAGGAGAAGAGTTGTGGAAAATGTGGTTCATGTACAGAAAGAATATTTGCATTTAATGAATTAGGATTACAAGATCCCATTCCTTATGAAAATGATTGGAATATTGTTTTAAAAACTGCTTTAGCTCTAAAAGGAGAATAAAATATGCCTAATCCCAAAGATCCTATAAAACTTGCCGAATATAAAGAGAATATGAGAAATATTGCTCTTGAAAAAGGGTATGGTAAATGGATGAAAGGACGTAAAAATACTCCCGGAGCTTTAGCATTGAATTTATATATTAAATCAATTAAAGGAGAATTAATTAAAATGAGGAGAATCCACTATTGTATAGTATGTGGCTCCTCATTTTATGATTATCCTTATAAAAAAGGTTTAAAATTTTGTTCAAAAAGCTGTTATTTGATAAATCATAAAAAATTACCAGAAGAAATTATTATCAAATTAATAAAAGCTGGTAAAAGATTACATCCAAAAAATGAGAGAATTTCAAATAATGGATTTGCTAATCCTGAGAATAGAAAAGGGAAAACATATAACGAAATATATGGAGATGATGCAGAAAAAGAAAAATTAAAAAGAAGTTTAGGCCATTTAAAAAGATTTAAAAATAAACTTAGAAATGGATGTCGTGATAAAATAAATGGGGAAACTAAATATAAAATTTGGAGGAATACCATTTTTAAAAGAGACAATTATACTTGTGTTGATTGTGGAAAAAAGGGAGGAAAATTACATGCTCATCATATTTATAATTGGGCCAAGAATCCTAAGTTAAGATATAGAACTTCCAATGGAATAACTTTATGTACTAAATGCCATTCAGAAAAACACCCAAACATTAAAAAATTAATATTAAGTAATTCTTAAAATTATGAATAAACTATATTTAACTTGGGAAGACGTAATGAATAAATTACGCACCGTAGACTTATTAAATAAAAAGGTCTACGGTGTCCCTAATGGCGGTATGATTGCTGCCGGATTCCTTAATTATGCCAAGAAGGTATATAAACCGGAATTTGCTGATATTATTCTTGATGATATTATTGATTCCGGAGGGACACAGAAGTGGTATAAGAAACAATTTCCCGATACCGTTTTTCATGCCTTATTTGATAAACAACTGGATCCTCAACTTCATGATCAGTGGGTAGTTTTTCCATGGGAAGCTCAACATCCTAATGGTGAGAATACAGTTCAGCATAATATTATCAGACAGCTCCAGTATATTGGAGAAGATGTTAATAGGGAAGGATTATTGAAAACTCCTGATAGAGTAGTAAAGATGTGGGGTGAAATCTTTTCCGGATATGATAAAGATGCCAAAGAACTTCTTACCACCTTTGATGCTGACGGTTATGCTGATCATTATGATGAGATTGTACTATTGAAGGACATTGAAGTTTATTCCATGTGTGAACATCACATGCTGCCTTTCTTCGGTAAAGCTCATGTAGCCTATATTCCTGGAAAAAAGATTGTAGGTATAAGTAAACTGGCAAGACTGGTAGATATGTATGCTAGAAGACTTCAAATACAAGAGCGTATTGGTGATCAGGTCACTTCGAGCATTATGGAGTTATTAGAACCAAAAGGAGCTGCTTGCATAATAGAGGCAACTCATATGTGTATGCGGATGAGAGGAGTTCAGAAGCAGAACTCTATTATGACTACCTCCAGCATGAAGGGAGCCTTCTTGGATAAGCCGGCCGCTCGTAATGAACTCATGGAATTAATACGGCGATGAATATTTATACCGCTGGGAATGTAGGAATAATTTCCCGTGAAAAAGCCTTAAGTAAGGTTATCCTTAGAAGACTATTATCCTTCTATGAAATACATGGGAAATTATTCGCTGCAGACCAATCATTTGAATTTATAACTAAAAAAATGGAAAGAAATAAAAAGGTAGAATTGTTTTTGGATTCAGGGGCTTTCTCTGCTTGGAGCCAAGGGGTTTCTATTGATATTAATGATTATATCCAATTTATCAAGGAAAATATGGCCGTAATAGGCATTTATGCCAATCTGGATGTCATTGGAGATGTCAGGGCAACTTGGAACAATCAAAAGATAATGGAGGCGGCAGGATTAAAGCCATTGCCCGTATTTCATTATGGGGAGGATGAAAAGTGGCTTGAGCGATTACTACGTCAGGGTTATGATTATATCAGTTTAGGAGGCATGGTTCCGATCAGTACAGATAATCTTATCCTTTGGTTGGATAGAATCTATTCCAAATATCTTACGGATTCAAAAGGAATGCCTTGTGTAAAAGTACATGGTTTTGGTCTTACCAGTTTAAGACTAATGTTACGCTATCCTTGGTTCTCAGTTGATTCTACCAGTTGGGTAGTAACAGGGAGGATGGGAGGAATTTATATTCCACGTTTTCATCATGGTCAATGGATGTATGATGAGAATTCATGGAAGGTGACTGTTTCAGGAAGAAGTCCTAACAAAATAAGTAAAGGAAAACATATATTGACTATGAATATTCTTGAGAAAAAAGTATTTATGGATTATATAGAAATGAAGGGATACGCTATCGGTAAGTCAGAATTTAAAAAAGTTGATCAATCACATAAATTAGAAAAGAATGAAAAGTGGATTGATAAAAAGCCATCCAATAAAACAGTTAAAAGAGAAATGGAAATTATACTGGAACCTGGTATTTCTAATACTTACCAGTTACGTGATGAAATGAATATAGTATTTTTTAATGATCTTGAAAAAAGTATGCAATCATGGCCATGGTCTTTTAAAACAAAAAGTCAGAATTCAATATTTAATTAATCATAAACCTTTAAACATTAATCATATGTCAATAAAAGGAGCTAATTTTAGGTTAACTCGGGATTTAACTATACAAAATCCTGATTGGTCTTTAAGAAAAGTACGTTCTGTGATGGAAAGTAGAGGAGAAATAATTGAAAATGAAGCTTATCATTTATCCAGAACTCTTAGAAAATTCTTTAAAAAGTCTTTAAAGACAAAAGGAATTGTAAATGCTATTAAAGGAAATTATATTCCCGGAATCTCTAAAAATGATCTTATAGAAAAATTAAAAGAACAACAATTTGATGTATTTAAGCTTAGTGATACTATAACAAAACAATTTAATAATCTCAGGAGATGTGAAGAAGGATTTATAAAGCATGGTTATTGTATAAAGGAGGATAAATAAAATGACAAAGAGACAGGAAGATTGGGAAAAAGCACAGGAGAAGAGGGATGAGACTGCCAATGATCTTAACTTTTATCTACTCATCTCCGGACTATCATTCAAAAGAGTGGATGATACCATTCATTATCAGTTAAATTCAAAGAATGGAAAGAATATTCCTTTTATATTTATGTACAAAGATAGTGGTGGATTCTATCTCAAAGTACCTAAGGAATTTCTGGATAATCCGGTAACCTACTTAGATCATCTGATAAAAGAAAACTACTACTCTATCATAGTAGATGGGGAAAATAGGGAATATACGGTTCCTATTAGTTTTATGACCATCAAGAAATACTGGAAATGGAAAATGGAGACTTCGGAAGGAAATAAAAATAGAATGCAATTCCGTAGTTTAATAGGAAGAATGACCTATCGTAGACCACTGGAAGGTTCTGCTTTTTCTCCATGCCTTGTTGATGAACTAAATAAACTCTTATCATGAACATCTATTTGAGTACATGGTTAACAGATCGTTCCCTTGGAAACAGTATGACTAAGAAGAAAGCATCCAAACGATTGCTATCATATTTTTTCCTGAAGGAGCAGGATATTTCACAAGAACATTTTGATGAATACGTAGAGACTGGGAGATGTGATCCTAGGAAAAGAAAATGAAAATCTATTTAGCCGGAGTACCAAAAGCCTATGGGAAATTACCCTATAAGGTACTTTTTAGTTACTTTACTATTAAATATCCTGACCAGAAATGGGGAGCTAAATCTAATTTTAACTATTATACCAATGAAAATATACTTAGCAGCAGTTTGGCCTCCCAATCATCTGAAGATAACTAAACGAGTTCTGCTTAGTTATTATGATTTAGATGTATCTACAATACCTTTTAGAAATGAAACCTTTAATACTATAACCAATGCTAATAAACAAAAACGACCTCTTACACGCCTTAGAAGTAGTAAAACCGGGCTTAGCCAGTAAAGAAATCATTGAACAGGCTACTTCCTTTGCCTTTATGGATAATCGGGTAGTAACCTATAATGATGAAATAAGTATTTCTCACCCAGTAAAAGACCTTGATGTTACTGGGGCAGTAAAAGCAGATAAGCTCTACCAATTTTTAGGTAAGGTAAAGATTGATGAGATTGAGATTGTAGAAGAAGATAATGCCATTACTCTTACTACCGGTAAAGCTAAAGCTGGATTAGCAATGCAGGCTGAAATTAAACTACCTCTTGATCAGGTAGGAGATATTGAAGACTGGGAAGATTTGCCGGAAAACTTTATAGAGGCCTTAAAGTTTGTCTATCCTTCCTGTGGACATGATATGAGCCGACCCCTGTTAACCTGCGTCCATGTCAACCATGATGGATTTATAGAGGGTAGTGATAGCAATTGTATCACCCGTTATACTCTGGAAGAATTTTCCTTTGATACCTTTTTATTACCTTCGAGTTCAGCATCAACTGTAGTAAAGCTTAACCCTACTCAAATATCGCTCGGGAAATCATGGGTACATTTTAAAACAGAGGATGACAGTATTATATCCTGCCGTATCTTTAGCAATAAGGATAAGTTTGTAGATACTACTCCATTTCTTGATGTGGAAGGAATTGAGGTGACTCTTCCGGAAGCTATCACAGAAATAATGGATAGGGCTATGGTTTTTGCCAAGCAGGATCACCAGCTGGATGAAACCATTAAGATCACTCTGAAAGAAAGTAGGATGATAATGGAATGTAAATCAGAATCTGATAATTCCTGGTTTAGGGAGGAAGCAAGAATGAGATATAAACAGGATCCATTAACTTTCTTTATCACTCCTTATTTGCTTAACTGGATTATATCAAAGACAAAGGATTGTACTATTGCTGAAGATCGTTTGTGTTTTAAGAGTCCAGCAAAGGAAGAAGGAGATACCTCTGGTGATTGGATTTATGTAACGGCTTTGAAAAATAAGATTGACTGATGATCAGGGGATACAGCTTAATAAGTCTCGGGGTAGGAGTTCAGAGTTCTGCTCTCTACTATATGAGTTCTATGGGAATTCTACCAAGAATAAATATGGCAATCTTTGCCGATACTGGTGGAGAGAAGTCTAAAACTCTGGAGTATTTACAATACCTGCAAAAGTGGAAGAAGGATAATAATGGAATACCAATTCATGTGGCAAATTTCATTAATCTGGAGAATGACTTATTAAGGGAGGATGAAGGCAGATTTTCTTCTATTCCGGCTTTTACTCTTAATGAAGATGGAGAGAAAGGAATGCTCAGACGTCAATGTACCGGAGAATATAAAATAGCCCAGATTAACAAGAAGTATCGAGAGCTGATGAAACTGGGTAATAAGTATTTCCCTAAAACAGAAGTGTGGATAGGAATTACTCAGGAGGAGAAAGATAGAATGGCCATCCCGCTGGAGCAGTGGAAAATAAATGTATATCCTTTCTGTGGATATAAGATTTATCACGATGGTCACTTTGAGCTATTTCCAGGTTTTGAATCAACCCGTACTTCTATTCTTTCGTGGTATAAGGAGAATAATCTTCCAATCCCTGAGAAGTCTTCCTGTAAATTTTGCCCATTTCATGGCTACAATAGCTGGAAGAGACTTAAGGAGATAAGTCCTAGTGATTTTGAAGATGCCTGTAAAGTGGATGATAAGATAAGACATTCATCCATGAAAGGAGTTAAGAATCCTATCTATCTCCACGAGTCTTTAAAACCACTAAGAGAAGTAAAATTTAATACCCGTACCATTGGATTCTTTGATGATCACGGTAATTGTTCTGATAATTGTGGAATATGAGCGGATTTTTTACAAAAAAGGAAACTGAATCAAAGACTAGACCAGATGGTCGAAATCTTTCCTGTATTTCTTGTGGACTTTATAAGAATTGTAATTCCCCTAGAATGAATCCTTATGGTGAATTCAAAAAGGGAATTATGGTGGTTGGAGAAGCCCCGGGAGAAATAGAAGATAGCCGGGGTAAACCTTTTCAGGGAAAGACTGGGAAGCTTCTTCAAAGAACTTTGGCAAAGTATGGAATAGATTTATTTGAAGATTGTGTTAGTTTAAACTCAGTTAATTGCCGGCCGGAGGATAATAGAACTCCTAGTACTTATGAAATGGATTGTTGTAGATCAGTCAAAGTAACCAAAGCTATTGAGCAATATAAACCAAAGATCATAATTGTACTTGGTGGAAGTGCCTTATATAGCATAATAGGAAATAGATGGAAAAAGGAATTGGGTGGAATAACGAAATGGAGAGGGTTTTGTATTCCGGATCAAGATTTGCATTCGTGGGTTTGTCCGGTATTCCACCCATCTTTTGTCGAACGTGATGATACCGGAGTAGCTCAGGTAGTATGGGAAAATGATCTGCAGGAAATATTTAAACTGATTGAGGATAAAGTTCCTTTCCCAATTTATAAGAAACCTAAAATTGAAATAATAGATGATCTGCAGATTCTTGATACTATCAAATCTACCAGAATCGCCTTTGATTATGAGACTACCGGATTAAAACCTCATGGATTAGGACAGGAAATAGTATGTTGTTCAATAGCTCCTTCATCAAATATGGCCTACTCCTTTATGATGCCATCTACAAGGATAGAGAGGATGCCATTCATTAGACTCTTACGGAATCCACTAATTGAGAAAATGGCACATAATTGTTTACATGCACGATCATTAGTATTAATGGCAGATGGAAGTAAGAAATATATAAGTTATTTAGTCAATAATAAAATTAAAGACCCGGTATTGTGCTTTAATACAAAAACAAAGAAGATTGAAGAAAAACCTATAATAAATTGGTATAAAGAAGAAGATTCTAAAGTGATTTGGAAAAAAGTAATTACAAAAAATAGTATTAATGGAAAACAATCACATTGCTTAACTAATGACCATAAAGTATACACTATTGAAAGAGGAATGGTAAAAGTAGATGATTTAAAAATAGGAGAAAATCTTTTAATAAAAAAAGAAGGACTATCTGATATTCAATTGCAATTAATATTAGGGAGTGGATTAGGTGATGGGAGTATAGTTTTAAATAAGAAAAATAATAAGGCAAAAAATGCATATTTTGTAGTTACACATGGGGAAAAACAAGAACAATATATAAAATGGAAAAGAAAAATATTAAATAATATAAGTGATGATGTAAAGAAGAAAAATAATAATAAAGGATTTAGTAGAAAAGATGGAATATCTTACGCTTTTCATACTAAATCTCTACCAGAAATCACCCCATTAAGAAGACAACTATATAGTAGAAATGGAAAGAAAATAATAACAGAAACATATCTTAATAAATTAGAACCATTAGCATTAGCAGTGTGGTATATGGATGATGGTTCTGTTTATAAAACAAATATGAATTTACATATTGCCGGATATTCAGAAACCTCTTGTGAAAAAATAATTGAATATTTTGCTAAAAAATATGAAATATATTTTAGATTAGAAAGAGATTCATTTAATAAACCAAGAACTTTACATTTGGGTAAAAAAGCAGGAGGTTATAAATTTTGTGAATTAATAGCGCCATATATTCATGATGATTTAAAATATAAAATTCCAAAATATTATAAAAAGGAGGTGGGAAAATTAGTAAATAAAGTAATTAATAGTCAAAAGAATTATACCCAATCAGAAATTACTGATATAATTGATTCTGTTCCAAGAATGTCTAAAAAGATTAAATTTTGTATAGAGGTTCCTGATAACCATAATTTCTTTACAACTATGGGATTAGTGAGTAATTGCAAATATGAAGAAACATGGAGTGCTGTTAAACTTAGACAACCGGTAAAGAATTGGATTTGGGATACTATGTTAGCAGCCCATATATTTGATAATCGACCGGGGATAACCAATCTGAAGATTCAAACTTATCTTATGTTTGGAATCATTGATTATGCCAGTGAAGTTTCTCCCTACTTAGAAGGAGTAGGAGAGGGAGGGAATTCGTTAAATAGAATAAAGGAGTTATTGAAACTTCCCGGTGGAAAAGTTAAAGTATTAACTTATTGTGGATATGATTCAGTATATCAATATAGATTAGCAGAATTACAAATGTCAAAAACTAATTTTGACTTGCCCTTTTAGAATTAATTAGGAATATTATGGAAACTAAGAAATGTTTTAAATGTTTAAAAGTTAAAAAGATATATAACTTTTACACCCATCCTAAAATGAAGGATGGTCATTTAAATAAGTGTATTAGGTGTTCTAAAAAAGATGTTAAAGAAAGATGGGAGTGACTTATGTTGACTAAAGAGTTTGAAGACAAGGAATTATTTGATCAAAAATCATGAAAGAAGCTATAGCAGTACTAGAAAAAGAATTAAATGAACTCACTCATCACTTTACTAAAGTCAGTGAGGCCTTTATAGAAAAGAAACTTTCTGAAAAAGATTATATCAGAATAGTTACTCAAACAACCCGTAAAATTAGTGAATTAATCGGAGCTATTGAAATATTAGAAAGTATACCAGAAAAGACAAATATAAACAATAATTGTAGTTTATGATAATTAGTCCACATACTCACAAAGCGGTTAGACTTCTAATGGAAGGAACTCAATCTCTGGCAAGAGCAGAACAGGCCGGTATTCGGGTTGATATGGATTATATTCAAAAGAAGAAACGTCAACTGACCAATCGGATAGAGAGCATGGAGGAGGAATTTAGAGAAACTAAATTTTATCGCCGGTGGGCTCATTCAGTAAAGGGTAATATCAATATCCATGCCAACCAACAGCTTAGTCATTATTTGTATGATATTCTAAAGCTTGATCCGGCTAAGAGGACTAAAAAGTCTGATCAAGGTTCTACAGATGAGGAGGCTTTAAAACAATTACAAATACCAGAAGTAAATGCATTACTTGAAATTAGAAAACTTAAAAAGGTCAGGGATACATATCTTGAAGGTTTTGCTAGAGAGCAGGTAGATGGGTATATTCATCCATTCTTTAATTTACATCTAGTCCGTACTTTTCGTTCCAGTTCGGACCATCCCAACTTCCAGAATATTCCCAAGAGGGATGAAGAGGCAATGCAGATTTGTAGACAGGCTTTATTTGCTCGCCCGGGACATCAGTTATTGGAAGTGGACTTTAGTGGATTAGAAGTAAGGATAGCAGCCGCTTATCATAAGGACCCTACCATGTTAGCTTATCTATGGGACCCAAGTAGTGATATGCATGGAGATATGGCAAAACAAATCTTTCTTATTGACAAGTATGATAAGACTATTCCAGCTCACTATACCATGCGTCAGGCAGCTAAGAACGGATTTGTCTTTCCTCAGTTTTATGGTGATTATTTTAAGAATAATGCAGAGGGAATATGTGAGTGGATGAAGCTTCCTCAGACTAAATGGAAAGCTGGTCAGGGTATTCCTCTACTTGATGGTACGGTAAGTGATCATTTGATTGCAAAGGGAATTAAAGAGTTTGGTTCCATGAGAAGAGGAGAGCATGGAAAACCTATTGTAACCGGATTCCTTAAGCATATCAAGAATATTGAAACAGACTTTTGGGAAAATAGGTTTCCGGTATATGCCAAGTGGAAAGAGCAATGGTGGAATCAATATCTCGCCAAGGGATATATCGACATGTATACCGGATTCCGTTGTAGTGGAATGATGGGAAAGAATGACTGCATTAATTACCCAGTACAAGGTGCTGCTTTCCATTGTCTACTCTATCTACTTAACCGGTTGGATGGTATTATTATAGAGGAAGAACTGGATAGTAGAATTATTGGACAGATTCATGACTCTATTATCATTGATACTCATCCAGAAGAACTCAATTACATTGCTCACTTAGCTCATGAGATTGTGGTGGAAGAATTGCCAAAGGTATGGGACTGGATCAATGTGCCTCTTGATATTGATGCAGAACTAGCTCCTATTGATCATCCGTGGAGTGAAAAGTGTAAGTACGTTTTAAATTAAAAATGTAAAATATGCTAATCTGGAAAAGAGTAAAACAGCTTTTTATCTATAAAGGTAAAACAATAGAGATTCTCATGGATCAAGTAGAACATATCAAAGTCGAATTAGACCCAAAAGAACTTAAATCAATTAAGAATATTTGTAAAAATTAAAAAACTAACTTTATGAAACTAATCATTTTAAAAAAGAGAGAAAAGATTCACGAATTCAGTGGTATTGATAATACCCCGGGAGGTATGTTATTACAATTGGAAAAAGCCCTTATCAAAAAAGAAACCTTGGCAGTGGAATCTACTCATCAGGGATTACATGTTTTCCCTTACAAAGTTTATAGTAAATATACTTTTATAATGAAGGAGGAAATAGAATATGAAACTTCCAATATGGATAAAGGTGAAAAATCTGCGTAAAGTCCATAATTCTATTGAAATTCAATTCAAAATACGCTGGTGGTATCATTGGATATTATGGATTAAAGCATTATTTATAGTAATAAAAGAAGTAATACAAGAAAGGAAAAAGAATGAACCTATACAATAAATATAGACCAACTACCTTAGAAGGAATAAAGGGAAATGAGGAAATACTTCCTACCCTTGAGACTATGCTTTCTGATCTTTCTAAATGCCCTCATTCCTTTCTACTCACAGGTCCTACCGGATGTGGAAAAACAACCCTTGCTCGTATTATTGCAGAAAGAGTAGGATGTCAGCCAAAGGATATGGTGGAAATGAATATAAGTGATCTTCGGGGTATTGATAATGTTCGGGATATAATTAGGAGCACTTCTTTTTTACCTATGGGAAGCACTGCCAGAGTTTGGTTACTTGACGAATTTCATAAGGCTACCAATGATGCTCAGAATGCTCTTCTTAAGATTCTGGAAGATACCCCTGATCATGTTTACTTTATACTTTGCTCTACCGATCCACAAAAGATTATATCCACCATTAAAGGGAGATGTTCTACCTTCCAAATGAGTCTTCTTAATGATGCTTTAATGACCGGATTACTCAGAAGGGTAGCAAGGGCAGAAGGAGTAAAGCTGGAAGAAAAAGTAATGGAGCAGATTGTTCAGGATAGTTTAGGTCATCCTAGAAATGCTTTGAATATACTGGAACAGGTAATCAGTACGGAACCTGATCAGAGACTGGCTATGGCTACCAAAACGGCAGAGCAACAGAATCAGGTAATTGAACTCTGCAGGGCTATGTTAAAGAATGCTGGTTGGAAAGAAATAAGAGTTATACTTACTGGTTTATCCGATCAGGAACCCGAGCAGGTTCGTAGAGCTATTATGGGATATAGTCAGGCTGTTCTATTGAAGGAAGATAATCCCAAAGCCGGATTAATGCTGGAATCTATGCTGGAGCCATTCTATGATTCGGGTTTTCCAGGTTTGACGTACGCATGTTATCGAATTACTAAATCTTAAAGAAATGGAAATATATGCTGGGAAATTAAGAGTAAAAGTATTTATATGTACTGCCGAAGACCTTCAAAAGGAAATAACAGAATGGTTAGTTAATAATACTACCACTATAATTAGTACGGAAACGGTAATAGCTGGAATGTTTAGAGTTATCCATATTATTTATTTTAAACCCTTATAATTATGAATTATGAAGAAGATGTAAGAATTGATCCTGATGCACTGGATGTAGAGTGGTTAGAGCAACCAAGTCTACTTATGAGATATGCCAGAAATGCAGCAGAATGTCGAATGGAAGTAGATCGTGCCAAAGAACTAGTAGATGTGACCAAAGCTAAACTTGATAAGAAGATTCGGAATGATCCGGAAGCTTATCATGTGGAGAAAGTTACTGAAACTGCTGTGCAGGCTGCTATAATCAGTCATAAGGATTTTCAGGCAGCAAATGATTCCTATTTAACTGCTAAGTTTGAAGCAGACATTGCTCAGGGAGCAGTCAATGCTATCAATCAAAGGAAGGATGCTCTGGAGAATCTGGTACGCCTTCATGGATTACAATACTTTGCCGGTCCACGTATTCCTAGGGATTTATCCAAAGAGGCCATGGCAAAGGCTCAACAAAAGAAAGTAAATGCCGGTATAGCTGGTAAAATGAAAAGAAATCTTGATAGTTAACCAATTTAATAATCACTTATTATGAGTAAAAAAAGAGAAAGTATGTTCAAGGGCAAGGTGATCAATAGTGCTCAGAAACAGAAAAAAGAGAGATCATCTTATGGTTATTTAAATCTTCCTAAGAATGTGAAAGTATTCTCAGTGGAAGATAAGGCTAAATCAGTAAAGTTAGACTTTTTAGCTTATACAATCACTGATAAGAAACATCCTGAAATGGATGCTGAAGCCGGAGTAGCCCAGCAGGGTGATCAGTGGTATCGTAGACCTTTCAAAATACATAGGGATATTGGTGCCGATAATGAGGTGATTGTTTGCCCTACATCTATTGGAAAGAAGTGTCCGGTATGTGAGTATCAATTAAAAAGGTTTAAAGCAGGAGCCCCAAAGGAAGAAACCAAACCATTGCTGGCAAAGCTCAGGAGTTTATATATAGTGGTACCTCTCGAATCAAAGAAGTTTGAAGAAGAGCCTCATATTTGGGATATGTCAGATGCTCTATTTCATGAAGAATTGATTAATACTCTGGAGGAAGACCCCGATAATGAAGACTTTGCCGCTCTTTCTGGTGGCAAGACTGCTACAGTCAGGTTCCGCTGGGAGAGTTTAGGAGGTCATAGTTATCCGGAAACTCGTAAAATTGAATTTGAAGATCGTGGTGATTATGATGATAATTACCTTGATGATTTTCCCAGTCTTGATGAAGTACTGAAGATTCAGACTTATGAGGAGATCGAAGCCAAATTCTTTCAACTTGATGGTGATAAGGAAGAGGATGAGGAACCCAAGAAAAAGAAAAGGGTAAAAGATGAAGAAGAGGAGGAAGATGACGATCCTCCAGTAAGGAAACGTAAAAAAGTAGTTGAAGAGGAAGAGGAAGAAGAGGAGGAAAAACCTGCTCGTAAGAAAAAACCGGCACCTAAAGAAGAAGAGGAGGAAGAACCGGAAGAGGAACCTGAGGAAGAAGAGGAGGAGGAAAAACCTAAGAAAAAGACTCCACCTAAGAAACCAGTAAAAGATGAGGAAGAGGAGGAAGAGGAAGAACCTAAGAAAAAACCTATTGGTCGTGGAGTAGCAAAGACTGCTACTAAACCATCTGCCTCATTAGTATGTGCTTATAAGCATGTTTTTGGTAAGGATACTGATAAATATCCAAAGGATTGTGATCGTTGTGATATTTGGGAAGAGTGTACTGATGAAAAAGATAAAAACAAAAGAAAATGAGTATACTCAATGAAACTAGGCATACCGGGGTTCAATTACCCCGGACTGCCTTCTCTTATCTCACTTTGTATGCCTTATCAAAAGGCACTACTAGAACCCAAATACTAAGGGAAATTGTCGAAGATTGGATTTCCAATCAGTCAGAACAGGATTTATTATCTGGTGTGGTTGAAAAGGTTAGAAGAAAATGGATTTTAGAAAAAGCTAATACTCCACATCTAGGTGCTGGTCGTTTATTTGAGGAATTTAAAATTAAACTTAAAAAAGAACTACAAAAGAAAGAAATAGAAGAAGACAAAATTGATTTAATATTAAATAATCTCAATAGCAATGGAAAGACTTAAGAAAGAAGATCAACCATTAAGTAGACAAATGGAAAGGCATGCTAAAACTAAACCAAAGAAGGAAGAGGAATTAAAAGGTAATTTTAATTTGATTATATCTACAGGAAGCACTTTACTTGATTTAGCTATATCTGGAAAGAGAATACGTGGTGGAGGACTTCCCGGGGGAATAGTAGTAGAAGCTTTTGGACCTAGTCAAAGCGGTAAGACTGCTTTACTTAGTGAGATTGCCGGAGCCGTACAAAGAAAAGGAGGAGATGCTTTATTTCATGATCCTGAGGCCAGACTAGATAATGAATTTGCTGCTATGTTTGGTATGCATATTCCAGAGGAGAAATACTTTCAACCTGATACCGTTACAGAAGTATTTAAGGAATCAAGAAAATGGATTCCTGATAATACCAATTATGATGAAGTAGTTAATGGTATATTTGCTGATTCCCTTGCTGCCTTATCCACTAAAATGGAAATGGAAGAAGAAGATGGTGATAAAATGGGAATGAGAAGGGCAAAAGAATTCTCAGAGCAATTAAGAAAGTTTTGTAGGATAATCAATAAGAAAAACTACTTAATGGTTTGTAGTAATCAGGTTCGGGTGAATATGGATGGTCAAAATAAATACAGTCCAAAGTATACCGTTCCAGGTGGACTTGCATTTAGTTTTTATGCCAGTGTACGATTAAAATTTGGGACTCCTTCTAAGATTTACAAAGAGATTACTTTTAATGGAAAGAAAATTAAAGAGGTAGTAGGAATAGAGGTAGAAATTGAAGTAATCAAAACCGTAGATTCCCCTTATCGTAAAGCTCCCATTTATATAATGTATGATTATGGAATAGATGATATTCGTGGAAATCTACAATACATAAAAGATCATACTAAGAATACTACCTTTATGGTAGGTGATAGAAAATTAGATCCTTCTCTGGAAAAGTCAGTTAAGATGGTAGAGCATTATAATCTGGAAAAGGAACTAAAAAATGAAGTAATTGATCTTTGGCAGGCTATTCAGGATGAACTTAAAGTAGAAAGGAAATCACGCCATGGAGAGGGGAACTAAACTGGAATCTTTTTCAAAGCGTGATATTGAATTATTATCACAGGCAAAGATCAGACAAAATGGAACTATTCTTACTAATGATCCAAGTATGACTGCTTGGGGATGGGCTATTATAGATTATATGGGAAATATATTATCTACTGGTTGTATTAAAACTAAAACAGAAGGAAAGAAAAGAAGAATCCGTAAGAGTGATGAGACCTGTCAAAGGATAAGTGAAATTAACAATATATTAATAGACCTTATCAAAAAGAATAATGTTAAATATATTTTGACAGAAGCTCCTCATGGTTCTCAGAATGCATCAGCTGCTGTAATGATAGGGGTGGTAGCTGCTATTACTCAAACTATTTCTGATTGCCTTCAAATTGGAATTGAATATTATTCAGAAGGTGATTCAAAAAAATGTTTATTAAATAAAATAGCAGCTACTAAACAGGAAACCATTAATGCTATTGGTAAGATATATAAAGTTCCATGGACTGGCATTAAATGGAGAGATGAAGCAGTAGCTGATGCTATTTCTGTCTATCATGTAGCAAGTAAACAATCTTCCACTCTTAAACTACTTAAATCTTAAATGAAAAGGATTGAACCTATTTTAGACTCATACAATAGACCAATTAAAAAGTACAAGGTTTGTGATGAAAATGATAATATTTGGTTTATTGGTACTTATAAAGAATGTCATAAATATAAAATAGAACATAATGCTGAAGTCACTCAAACTCAGAAACTTTCAAAGCCATAAAAGAACCATTTTAGAATTTCATCCGGGGGTCAACGTAATTGTTGGCCCTTCGGATAGTGGAAAAACTGCTATCCTGCGTGGATTGAATCTAGTAGTAAATAATCGACCTACCGGAGAAGAATACCGTTCTAGTTGGGGCGGGGCAACTTCGGTTATCCTTGAAACTGATCAGGATGTAATCACCCGTCTTCGATCTGATAGCGAAAATGTCTATATATTGAATGATCAGGAATTTAAAGCTAATAAAACAGAAGTACCGGAAGAAATAGTAAAAGCCTTAAACCTCAATGAAATCAATCTCCAAAGACAACTTGATTCTCCATTCCTCCTTAGTCAGACTCCGGGAGCAGTAGCAGAGTTTTTTAATAGAATTGCTAACCTTGATCAAATTGACAAAGCTACACAATCTGTTAATTCATCTATTAGAAAGATTACTAGTAGTATTGAATCGAAGGCAGAGCAAAGAAAATCTGCCAAAGAGGATTTACAAAATTATAAAAACTTGGATGAGATCGAAGTAGAAGTAGAAATTCTGGAACGGTTAGAAAAGGATTTATATTCTCAAAATAGCAATCTCTCTGTTTTAAAAAGACTAATCACTCAAATTGAAAGAACAAATGATCAGATTGAGGAGATAGAACCCATGTTGGAAATGGAACCAATTCTAAATGGATTACTCGAAAAGGTATCCATAAAGAAAGAGAAAGAGGCAGAACTCAGCAGATTATCCAATATATGCCGGGAAATTAAGGAAAAAGATAGGGAAATCAGGAAATCTGAGGCAATAATCCCGGCGGGTGATAAAATTGATAGTCTTTTAATCCTGATCAGGGAATTCAAACAAAAAGAACAAGATCATTCCAAACTATCAGAATTATTGAGAAAAATAGAAGATTGTAGTGATAATATTGCTTTTATGGATGAGGAATATACCAAACTCCATAAACAATTTGAACAGGAGATGGGAGATGTCTGTTTATTATGTGGACAACCAATTAAAACCAAATAATCTATGAAAACTTTACGCTCTATCTGCTTTGCCTTCTTTATCGCAACCTGCATATATCTTTTATGTGCCTTATTCGTCCATGAATTTGACTTCCGGCTGTGGTCAATTGATACCCAGCTGGCATGTGCTATCCCGATGGCCATCTTCGGGTATGTAGCTTATGCCCTTGCTGAAATGTTGCAAACCAATTAAAACCAACTAACACGAAAACACCACCAGTAGAAACAAACCGAAAAACCTTCATTATTGAACAGGTTGAATTTTCAGACGAAACAAGTACTATACATTTTGAAGGGAAGGGATTTAACATGAATGAATTATTTGGCGTTCTGTTTCGTGCAACATCTTACGTAAAGAAGGCATTAAAGAAAGAGAAAATGGCCCCACCCCCTCACCCGATCAATTAACCAAATAAATAAACTGAGATGAAAGCAATTATCACAACCATCACCTTATGCCTATTGGCGGTACTATTCTGGTATGGATTTTTCGCATTTATAATGTGGAATTTAAATCCAGCAACATGGATAAATGATTCAAGATTTGTTTGTGGCTGTCTTATGGCTGTAAGCGTAATCGCTTTGTTGGGAGCGGCTGCATCTGTTTATTCCAGTAACAACTAACCCCTGCCCAATGGCGGGATAAAACAAGATAAGAGATGAACGCACCATTTGAACTAAAAGACATTGAAGATGTGAGAATCATCATCAAGGCAAAAGGAAAGCATTATTCCATCATGCCGAATAAGGACGTTGTAACTGATGAAATTGGTCGGGCGCAAAGACGATCCTGTTTGCATTTATTAATGGAAAGCCATGTGATTGTAGAACCCTCATTAGAGGAAATTAAAGGAGAATGAAATGTCCCAACAATCTGAATCCACAAAAGAAATAGCCCGTAAAGCATTTGAGGCTGGAATGCATTGGGAGGCTTGCCCCAATGGAACAATAATAAATACAGAAACCCATGAGGCAACGCCCATTACTAATTTTGAATTATGGTGGAAATCAATCAATCCTCCCGAAGATAAGCCTAAACGGAGTAAGGAAGAGATATTGAGCGAAGTAACTCACCTTCACATCGAATTGATTATGGATGGAACAATTGAATATTTCAGTATTCTTGATGTATGTAAAGCAATGGAAGAATACGCCTCACAATTCAAAGACAGTGGGATTGAACTTCCGAGTGAAATGGAATCTGAAAAGAAATTAGTGGAAATGGCTGATAAAAATAAAATTAATTTCTTTTATCCCAGTGATTATGCTTTAGCGTGGAGAAATTGTTTCGATTGGCTCCGTGATCGCATCAAATCCCAAATGAAATGAAAACTCTATATGGTTCACTTCAACTAGGAGATCGTTTTACTTATGATGGTTCTGGTGATGCATTTGTTGTATATGAAGTTGATGTATTTAACAGATACCGATATTGTAGAAATGAAAATAATCCAAATGACAAAAGGGCATTGTATGATGGAATAACAGTAAATAAATTATGAAACAATTTAAAGACTATTATGGTTTCGATGAAAAGGATGTGCGAGCAGTAATACATACCCCTGTACGACAGGCACGTAATGTATATACCGCCGGGCGATCACTTGTAACGTATAAAGCATTAGGTGTAGTAATATATCTATTTAGCTTTGTGGCTTTTTACAAATCCTTTAACACTCCACAAATGAAATGGATACCGATAGGTTTTGGCTTATGTTGTTTGCTATTTGGTAGTTATTTAATAATTAATAAGAAATGATAAGACAAACTAAACATAGAGGATCAGTATCAGCTATCCTATGTAGTGATATTCATCTACGAGAGGATAAACCAATTTGTCGTACTGATGACTATTGGAATGCTCAGTGGAAGAAAATGGATTATATTGGTTATCTTCAAGGTAAATATGATTGCCCTGTACTTTGTGGAGGAGATTTATTTAACCATTGGAAACCTTCCCCAATGCTTCTTTCTGAAACAATTAAACATATTCCAAAACAATTCTTTACTGTTTATGGACAACACGATCTTCCTCAGCATAATTTAGATTTAGCATATAAAAGTGGAATATTTACTTTGTGGATGGGAGGTCATATAGAATTATTAGCTCAAGGACATTGGGGACAGGAAATAGATATAAATAAATCCAGTATAACATTAGAAAAAATTCCAATACTTGTGTTGCATATTACTACTTATGTAGGTTCTCTTCCTTTTGAAGCTACTCCAGCTAGCAAAATTCTCAAAGACTATCCTCAGTACAAACTTATTTTGACAGGAGATAATCATCAACCTTTTGTCACAAGGATACAAGATAGTTATGTTAATGGAGTTGAAAAATTTAGACTCTTAGTTAATCCCGGTAGTATGATGAGAATGACTGCTGATCAAATCAACCACGATCCACGGGTTTATCTTTGGTATGCTGAAAGTAATACGGTGGAACCTATTTATCTTCCTATTGAAGAGGATGTAATAAGCCGGGAGCATATTGATATTCAACAAAAGAGAGATGCCCGTATAGATGCTTTTATTAGTAGTCTTGATGGTGATTGGAAAGCAACTATGTCTTTTGAAGATAATCTCCAGGTTTTTGAAAAGAAGAATAATGTGGAAAAAGAAGTAATGAATATAATCTATAAATCACTTGAAAATGAAAAATCTCAAATCTAAAACCTTTTTGATGTATGCTTTTATAATATTACTAACTGGAATGTTATATCTTGTTATTAAATATGAATTACTAGCAAAGATAATTGCCATAATAGCTGTTCTCTTTGGAGGGGGAATAATATTTTGGGGTCTTGGTGAAATTGATAATGACTAAATATAAATAATATGACAGAACAAGAATTACTCAGATTAAAAAAGAAAGTTGAGGATACTAAACAACAAAAATCTCAACTGGAAGGACAGAAGGTAGCTTTAATGAAACAACTCAAAGATGATTGGAAAGTGAAATCATTGGAAGAAGCTACTGCCAAAATGAACTCATTAGCTGAAGAAGTAGAGCAGCTAACTAAACAAATTGAAAAGGGTAGTAAAGAACTAGAAGAAAAATATGAGCTATGACCTACGATGAATTTGCAATAGCCTGTGCTATTATAGGAGTCCTTCTTCTCATCATAGCTAAAAACATTAAAATAAAGAAATGATACCAATACAAGAACTCAGGAATAGATTAGAACGAAGGAAAGGGAAAAAACAACAAATAATTGAAACCCTTTCTATCCTTCGAGCAGAACTACAAGCCTTATCTAAGTCATTAGTCTTACATGAAAAGGCAAAAGAAGTAATCAGGGAAGTTGGAATAAAAACCCAACAACAATTGGTTTATCATATCAGTGATATTACTTCTTTAGCTTTAGATACTATTTTTGATGATCCATATTCTCTAGAAGTAGAGTTTGTTCAGAGGAGGAATAAAAATGAATGTGATCTCCTTTTTGTCCGTAATGGTGAGCGGATAGATCCCTTGAGTGCATCAGGTGGAGGAGCGGTTGATGTGGCTTCCTTTGCCCTTAGAATAGCCAGTTGGAGTATGCAGATGCCTCATTCCAGAAATACTATTATACTAGATGAACCTTTGAAATTTCTTAGTATGGATCATCAGGAACAGGCAAGTCAGATGATAAAGGAAATTTCAAAAAGACTGAATATTCAGTTCATTATAATTACTCATAACGAAGTGCTCGCCAGTTATGCGGATAAGACTTTTACAACCAGTATTAATAACGGTAAAACTACAGTAACATGAAAGTATCAATAGGAGGGCGTACTGAAATTACAGTAGAACCTATGGAATTATTTAAACCTGACGAACTTACAGTAGAGTTTTATTATAGGCGCGGTACACATTACTTCTTTCGTGGAGAAGGTGAAAAATTAGAAATCACAACACCTGAATTATTACCAAATAAAACTCTTATAAAAGGACATTATTATACCATTAAAATTGAATACAAATGAATGAACAAGAATTTAAACCTGAAACAGGACAAACCCATTGGGGAGTAATAATATGGGTAGTTGTTATGATGCTATTGTTATTTGCATGGACTAAACGCGATTCTATTGAAAAGCTGTTCCATAGGAATACTACACAAATACAGGATATCACTACAGGAGGAGTAGTTGGGCAAAGAGTATATATACCAAAAGAAGATATTCCATGTGATTTTAAAATAACAGGTTGTTATAAAATGCTTTATAGTGAAGATAAAGGAGTTTACATTATTAGAAAAAATGAAGGGTATAAGCAAGGGTTTGATCTCTATAGTTATATGTGTACAGGTAGAGGAACTAAAGATTTATTCTTTTGGTTGCCTGAAGATTATCCTCCAAATATGTATTTAGATAGTTGTCAAGCTAAAAATGATTTGAAAAGGTACTTAGATGCAGAATATAAAAAGACACATAAAAATGATTACTTAAAAGAATTTAAATGACTCACATAGAACGACTACTCGCAGAACTACAATCAAGAGCCCATCTCAGCACTTATCAGTTAGAGTTAGTAAAGCAATACATGGAATATACGTATGGTGTAGGATTTGATGAAGCACGACTAACAATAGGTGGGCAAACAAGACGTCCCATACAGCAAATAAAAGATGGAAAAGTAGTAGCTACATATGAAAGTCAAACAGAAGCTGCCCGTGCTATGGGTTGTAATCAAGCCAGTATTTCAAGAGTTGTTTCAGGGATACGGGAATCTGTAAAAGGATATAAATTCAAGAATGTAAAACAAAGTGCATAAAAAACCGGGGATAGGAAAACCCTTAAAACCTACCCCCGGATAACCAACTAAACCCTAAACAACAAAAACAGAACAAACACTAATCAAGATCAGCAATCACGCCTTTCAAAATTTTAAGGACACCAAGAACGACATCCTTTACTGCTTGTTTTAATCCAGTTTTGTTTATGAGCTGAACCAATGTATCAATAGCCTCAGCCCCAGCATCATCATAATCACCAGCAACAACTAAATCCATAGCCTGATGAAACTCAGGTTTAAATTCGTCAGGGATATCATCACTGACATTATTGTTAATAGCATTTAAGATAAGCCTATACATCAGGTTATCTACTTTGTCTCCAAAACCTTTTTTAAAGGTCCATTTATCCAATAAATTTGCTTGCCAATCAATATGAGCAGCAAGAAACAGTGGAATTGTGTTTGTTCCCATGATAATAAAATTTAAATTGTTTAAAAACTAAATAGCCTTTTTTAATTGATCAATTTCTTCTTTAACAAGCCCTGCCTTTTTAATATCATCCTTTTTATCCACCTCTGCTTGTTTTACCACCTCTACTGCCTGTTTAACTGCTGCCACATCATCCTTAAAACAATTAGTTAGGAATTTAGCACTGGCAGCACATATTACGGATACTGCCGCCACAATTGGATTCTTTGATACGGCAGCAATAGCCGAAGTTACAGAACCAGCAAACAATAGCCAATCTCCCAATTTTCTAAAGAATTTTGGAGTTGGCTTATAATAAGTATCACTGAATGGTAATCCTACTCGTAAAGTTCCATTACCTACAGGAATGCTTCCTTTTTTGATTTTATCAATCATTTTGTAATTTTTAATTTGTTTATATTAGACCATTTTCATATAATGACCATTTACACATCGTAACACTTCTTTCCTATTATGACCTTCCCAATAACTCACATGAACCCAGTCTGGAGAATTATTATCACCATATTCCCATATAAGTTGGTCGAAGGTTAAATTATTCTTTATACAATAGAATATATCCTTATTGGAAGGTCCTGCCGGATTATTATCATTGTCAATATCAATTGCAGCCCCTGCATCACAAAGATGCTGACTAGTAGGACTTCCCCCTACTACTTTGTTTAACGCATCACATCTAAAAAATGAATTAATCCACAAAGCTTTTCCACCAAGCAATAATCGTAGGGGTTCAAATAGATTCATCCCTATCTTATGCATAAAAGCTAATTGCTCCACATTAGGAGTATTTAAAATACCCTTCTTGATGGCAGTTCTGGAGAAAGTTGCTTCTCTATAAGTAATATGTTCCGATATATTCATTTGAATATCTCCATTATGGTTTTAATAATAGGCTGTATGTTTTGTAACTTATCAGCTACCCATGCTCCTATAACTACTAAGGTTAAAAATATCATAATAGCTTTCAGTGGTTTTTGTTTTATGTACTGAATAATAGCAGTGTCCCGCTGAATCTGATCAATTACTTTATCACGGGCTATTAATTGTTCCGCTTGGCGTTTAAGTAACTGGTCATGTTCTAATACATTTCCATTAGTTTTATCCTGCTTTTTTAACATTTGCCTCATCATCTCTACTTCCACATCGTGATTGGAAATCATCTCCGCATGAAAAGCGGTCACTCTTTCCTCCAAAATCCCTTTGGTCTCTTTAATAGATTCTTTGATATTGAGATGCTCCTCTTTCTTAATCTCCTTTAAATCATTTAATGCTTCTTTAATATTCCCTACTTCGGTTTGGATGTTTTTAATCGGTTCCTCTTGAGGACACGGAAAGGAATGCATAGTTTCATCAGCCATTACTTTAAGTTTTTTAATGGTTAATACTCGTTTTTATTGTTTATCATATTTAATTGCTTGACTCTTGGTTACTCCCGTACTCCATCCTGAATGGATCTCAATCGTAAACGGCCCGGTTATGCTGTATGTTCCTGATGGCGCTTCATAAGCCGGTAATCCGTTTCTGCTTGTCCTTCCGAAGGTGTGTTGTAGGACTTTCCCTGCTCCTACTCCACTGTATACCTTGACCCAGGCATCCTGATTTGGTTCATCCGGTCCATATCCCCATTCAGCGGTAACAAATCTGTAATTTACAGTACCTGTTACGTTGATTACTTTTGTGGTGTACCCGTGATTGTTCGGGGGATTCAGAATATAGAACTTGTTATTTCCGGCATCATAAACCGTGTCATGATCGGCGGTGTAGGTTTCATCAGTGAATAATGACGGTTTTTTATATGAATCAACCGGAGGGGTAACCTGGGATATTCTATGCCCCAAAGCATGAGCTTTTGGTGTAAAATTCACCGCACCTGGTTTATATTTCCACACTACGAAATTATCCAACCGGATCCATTCATCGGATTGGGCTGCATAGTTGTAATTCTCTGAACCACCGTGAAAAAATGACATATTAATCATTTCCACCTTTCCGAAATCCTTACCCCCGTCCCCTGCATGAAATTCCTGTGTCTGGCTTCTGAATTTAAAATGAGTATATCGTGCTGTTAAAATTCCATTTATGTATACTTCGCATATGGCATCATGGGTACTTGGCTTTCCTACATACCAGTGATGAATCACATTTTGCCACACACCAAGCGGGCGGGACCAGTATCCGGAATCAGCCCTTACAAATCCATCCCACCATACATGCCCGGCGTTTCCTTCAATAAATGGAATCATATCCTGATTATAGATATAAGCCATTTGATTTGATCCACCTACATCATGAAACCATCCTGCGCGACCCGAAACCGTTACGGTGTCTACTATTCCACCGGGATAATTCGCTGCAAAATCTATGTTATTCCCTGCGGTAAATCCGGTAGATGCTTTATAGGATGTTGAGCCACCCATCCCGGCCGCAAGGAAGTTAGGGTCCATATAAACATCAGCCGACATCCAAATATCGGAAGCGGTATCCATAAGACAAACGTCAAAAGCAAAACTATTCCAACAATCCGTTGGCGCATGGGCGTAACTCTTTATATACCCTCTCCAGACATTCCCGTGTGTCCCACCTGTATTTTCAATTGATAATTGAGAGAAATGGTTATTGGTATAAGCAATTGGCCATCTTTTCTCTAAACTGTCAGCTGTATTAACAGAGGAGTTTGTCCATCCAGTAAATGTTTCTGCAAATAAATATTCAATAGTATCATTTGCTGGAGGTTGAGGAGGCGTAACTTCATCCAAAGCTCGGTATACCCGATTATAAGACAATAAATTATTCGCTTTCATTTTACGTGGTTTACTTACAACCTCTCCCCCCGGCCATGGGTAAGTTTGCCCAGTACCATAATTGTAATCTACGGTTAGATCACTGGATGATAAAGCAGAATTGAAATAGGCAATTTCATCTATTGTACCAATAAATTTCTGCACATTATTATACATTTGCCCAATCAAATTACTATAAGCCCCAGCTGTAAATTCCGTAGAATAATTGGTTAGAGTTTGTACATCCCCGTTAACGCAATATAAAACGGTATTCGTAGTTTGATTATATGATACTGCTATATAATTCCACTGATTTAAAGTAACAGCCATTGTACTAGGTGTAGCATTATTATAATTATTCTTACCCAACACTAACTTCCTATTATTATCTATAAATATAGTCATGCAATTATCCTGCCCACCAACAATTCCATTCTGAGTTTGCAGGGTAAGATTGGTTGGGTAAATCCATGCACGGACAGTAAAGTTTTCCGCAGCAAATTCAAATACTGAATTATTAGGAACTGTTATACGGCTATTATTAGCTCCATTGAAAGCATAACCTGTACCAAACATGCCTGTTTGGTTTACAGTGACGCCAGCCCCAGTAGTCCCATTATTACCTGAAGATATTTCTTCAACCGCTACCAATCCACTAGATTCATCCAACTTGTAATAAGCCATTGGAGCAGTAAAAGAAGCTATACTTATACGTTCATCTAATACATTAGAATATACTGTACCGCATGTAGCATCTGTTACTCTCCGTACGAAGTAAGTTCTTTCTGCAATAGTCCCATAATCATATGTGGTAGAGTTGCTACTATTAATAGTAGTCCACCCTGTAGCTGCCCCCGGTACAGTGGTTGTGGTAGAGTATTGCCAAGCATAGGTATAAGACCCTGTACCACCGTTAGCAGGGGTTATAGAACGGAAAGCAGGTAAATTAGCTCCAGATGATACTGTACGACTATCCGCTATCACCCCAGCCTGTAAAGGATCACGTACCGTAATGGTTACTGTATTACTATATGCATAACAATAATTATCATTCACCCTACGTCGGTATTCTGTAGTAGTGTATAAAGCAGGTGGATCATATACATTACTGGAAGCCATTGTTGATATCAAAGTCCATGTACCTCCCGGTGGACGTGTTTCCCATGCATAAGTTAATCCTCCACTACCCCCTGAAGCATTTACAGTACTAGTTAAAACGGCCGGATTAACTCCATTGCATTGGGTAGCAGAAGTAGCTATTGTACCCCCTAATAATTCTGTGCGAGCTGTAATTGTAGCTACGTTTGAATAAGCTATTGTAAAAGCATCATATACTTTACGAACAAAATACGTGGTGGAAGTAATTCCATCAGAAGGATTATATGCCACCCCGGTAGCTCCTGGTATATCTGTCCACACACCTACTCCCGGCTGGGAGCTAGTAGTGGATTTTTGCCATTGGTAAATATAATAACGACTACCTCCTAATGCACCATATTGATTAGTAAAGTAACCGGGGTCATCATTATAACAAGTTGTATATATACTTTGCCCGATAACTCCTCCGGTTAAAACATCACCAGAATTACCACATTCAAAATTATCTATTAACGTATATAAATTATTATTTATGTCTGAAGCCCCATAAGCTACAATACCAGCATAAGAATGTGAAGGATAATTTCCCGGAATATCTATATCCGTAACAATACCATCTCCACTAATACTAGCATCTAATATACCATTTCGATAAAAATATAATACATTCCTTTTTGCCACTAGTTTTACTACATCATTCATAGTCCAAGATAATCCCGTAGCCATAATAAATTTAAAACCATTTATTACTTTAAAGAAATATGATTTTGTGGAATCACTAGACCAACCATAATAATTCCCACCATTTACTGTATTCATCCTTACAGCCACCCCCATTGCCAGACTACCATATTCTTTTATATAAGTAACTTGAGCGTATTGATCATCCATTAAATCACCACCACCACCTACATACATCATTGCATTATCTGCGGTACCAGAACAATATAGTGTATAAGAACCACCATATGAAGTAATACAAAAATAAAAAGGGCCTCCTGTATAATTATTACTACCATGAGTAACTAAAGTCCAATTTGACCAATTTTCAATACCCCTTCCAAGAGGACCATACGTATTGAAATTGTCTATGTAGGCCTGTCCATAAGACAGCACCACCATACATACACTAATTAAAGTAAGTGTAAAACGTTTCATAATTTCTGGAATGTTAAGTTAACAAGTAATCCATACGGAGCCGTTGTACCAGTACCAAGTGTCCAAACTAATTTAATCCTATCTCCACGTATTACATCATCATTCGCTTCATTAATATCAGCATCAGTAGTAAAATTAGCCCCTACACTGGTCATGTTAGCCTCTACACCTCCGCGATTCCTCCATACGGTAACCGTAGGTACTCGGTCACCTTGGCTATTAGCATAATACAATTCAGCCCCTATTAAGGTATACCCATCTAGGGCACTTGTAATAGGATATTGATAAGGAGTGCTTCCACTACTAGCTGCAATGGTATCAGTGGCCGTATATACTATACTTATCGGTGGATTAGCCCGTTTAATTGCTCCAGTACTGGTTACTGTAAGAAGTATATTAGATTCCCCGGTATATTGTTTTAAATATACACTATCTCCCACAACCGTAAATATATTAGTCCCTCCTGTCTTTTTAACAGCAAAGGATGTATCAGCAGTAGATTGTATTCTTAACCCTCCTGCCAATCCTATTTTAGTATTGCTTTCATACTTATTACCGTGTATATTAGCCGTATATTTATAAAGAGCTGGAAATACGGTAGTATCACCTATACCTATTCTACCAATGGAAGCTCCTGAGGCGTATAACATCCCGTTATAATTCATACGCGTACGATTAGATGGGTTGTTTGTACCAGAGTACCAAGCTCCTGCTGTTTTAGTTGTTCCGGTGTATAACCATGCCGGATAACCTAACATTGTAGAAGCACTAGCCCATACTCCAATCTGCCCAGCTGCAGGTGTACCGACCGCAACCATATTACCAGTTCCTCCTTCCCCTCCAGTACCATGAGCCCTTGAATAAGCATTAGTAGCTAATGTATCCGTATTACTACGCCAATACGTTCCATCAAATGCATACATTCCTGCTCCATGTGTAAATTCTATGGCTGTACTAGTTAAAGCTATATCATTATTTCCCACAACTCCATCATTGATTCCCGGAATACCAGTGTTAATATTTAATCTACCTCCCCCCGGATAATCACTACCAAATTCAATTTCATAATTAGAATATCCTTTTGCATAAGCATAAGGACCGTAACGAACAGTATCCGTATTAGATAATCCTCCACCACCACTTACTAAATCATTCAAATAATATGTTCCTGTAGCATCCGATAGTACCAAACTATCTCCTTCCATCCCGACCTGAGGATGACCCGTTCCATATAAACTTCCTACTCCTTTAAAATCTATATAATTCCCCATATAAAGATTTCCCGTAACTTCAGCATCTCCCGTAACTTTTAATTTGCGGGTGGTAGCAGTACTACCCCCTAAATGCCAATTCAAAGATGTGCTGGTGGAATAACTGGTTAAAGTGGTTGAAGATAATCCTGCTGTGAAAGTCCGACTGAACGGACCTCCTTCGATTAATGAAGATAGAGTTTTACCGGAAGGATTATTAGCATCCTTTAAATACAAATCATCTCCAATAGAATAAATATCTCCCGTTCCTCCTCCAACAGCATCTAATAAAACATGATTAACATGAAAATCTCCATAAACTCTACTATTTCCTGTTACATCTAATTTGTAACTAGGAACTCCCCCAACACCTAAAGAATCTAAGACATTAGTAACGGTTAATCTCCTCCCAGTTCTACTGAAATAACCTCCTCCCCCTATATCTAATCGCAAAGCTGCCAAACTATCTACTGTTCTTTGCCACCGTGCAATTAAGCTATCACTAACAGCTTCCATAAACGTATTACCAGATATCCGCTTACTGCCCACACCTTGATCCATAGTATAAAACCAGTCGTTTAAATGAAATGTATTATCTACATTCATATTCATAAGCGGTTTAGGGGTAAGTACAGTTTGGGCAGTACAATTTAATACTATTATTACTAAACCAAGAACTATTATTAGCTTTTTCATATCATTTATTTATAAAGGTATATATTGATCACTTTCAGTTGCTAAAATATCACCACTACTCTCTAAACCAAGAATTTCTACATACTCTCCTATTTGTAAAAGGGTAACTTCAGTTTGAGCTGTATGTATATCAAATATCATAGAGGCAATCATATATGTTTTACCCTTGTACGTAAAAACAGTACCTATGTCAAATTGTCCTAATATTCTACCAGTCACCTGCCACCGTAACATTGAATGTAATGCCATAATGTCTTGAGCAAGGGCTATTTCAAGTTTAACAGGGTCTACAACTGTTGATTTATCATAATATACCCATTTACAAGGAATATACAAAGCTCCACTTTTGTATAGCAGTAATCCCGGATAAGCAAGCTGCGGATTTAAGTAATACCTAAAGTAATGATCACGTGAAACTCCCGGTACATCATAATAATCCTGCCGCATGCAAGGTGCTGTATAAATATCAGAAGGATACTCTTTTGTATTGGTTTGTATAGTGTTTAAATCAATGGCATAATTATTATCTGATGTTTTACACTCATTCCAGGTAACACTTAAACTATCTGTATTTATCTTTAGTATTGGTGAACGGGATATTCCCTGAGTAGCCCACCATGGAGGGCAAATCTGCAAATACATTTGCCCACTAAAGTTTGCCCCAAAAGTATTAATATCTACCACTTCGTCAAAACTAACCTCATTAGTGGTATCATTTTCAAGATATATAATACTTCCAAATCCTGTAGCAGCATTAGTCACTTCTTCATACCAGCCAGTGGCTATTGTTTTATCATTTATATGTAATTCATCTGTATAAAAATATCTTTTACCACTAACAACATCATCTATATAAAGTCGTATACGCATACGCCCACGAAACATTCCTGATATGTTCAATGTCATAAAGGCTTTACTAATATTAACACTATCAGGTTGTGTATTTAAAGCCCCCCAAGCATTTGAATAACCAAGATTATATATTATCCCCTGTGTAACCGGATAAAAAGCATTATTAATATTCCTAAATGAAAGTAGCATTACATAATTACTATCCTCCGTAACAAGTGAATATGTTATTGGGCCGATTACTGTATTAGGCTTTTCAGGATAACGCACCATATTATTATTTAAAGCATAATTTGTCTTAATGGTTAGTTTAGTATATGGTCGTATAGTCTTTTTAGTTAATGTCATATCTACCGGAACATTCATCGGTGAACCAAATTGGGTTGTAATTGCCTTAAAAAGATTTTCAGTAGTTATAAGTACAGTTCCTCCAAATGTTGAATCATACGTTCTGTATGAAATTTCCCCTGTAATTAATTGCTGAGTTCGATCCATATACCAATGTCCATTCTTCTGATACAACCGCCCACCTACACAAGGATTAAAAAGAATAAAAGAAAGGATTTCATACAAACTTTTATATTTCCCATTACCTAAATAAAATGCCCATGTATCAAGATAATGTTCATATAATGGACTCAATACTTTTGCTGTGCCATAAGCATAAATATCAAAACTTTCATATATAGTTAAATCTAAACCAATTTTATTAAATGCTTGCCTAAAGTATTTGTATAAAGCGTATGGTCCGGGACTGCTTATACCAGTAGCACCAGTTTCATCAAGGGTGAGTTCCATTGAATTTAAAAAAGTCAATCCACATACTGCTGTTACAGTAATTGGCTTAGGAGGAAGATTATAAAGAGTTTCATATTCACCCGCCTTTGTCCAACCCATCCAAAAGATAGTTTCATTTTCACCTTCAGGCTTACGAGTTACTTCAACCATTGCTTTACGGTCGTACTCAAATAGCTCTAAGTATTTATCTTCGGTAAATTCCATTAAATCCATTTCCAAAAATGAAGCCTTAATAGGACTGTGGGTATCTTCATCGTTAGATTCATAATTAAGTCTGGCAGGTGATATACCAGCCCCTTTTATATATTCTATAACACCAACATAATCCTCTAGCTTAAAACGGATATTCCATTCCGTATAAAACGGAGGAGCATCTTGCCATTGTACTATATATCTTGTTCCCCAGCTCATAATACTTGTTTCATATATTCTTCAGTATTTTTTAAAACTATTCTGAGTTTTCTTCCATCTACTATTATATCATCTACTACTATATGTGATCCAGTATCTCTTAATTTCTTTGGTGGAGTGACCGTTTCCCCTGATGTGAGTAAAGCAGGATAAGTATCATGGGGGTATCCCGGAGGAACTACTCCACCACCAGCCATCTTAGCTGCTTGTTTAGCACTTGATTTAGCTCCTGCCATCATAGCAGTAATAGCAGCAATTCCCACGGCTGCAAGAATTAAACCTGGAAGTCCCTTTTTAGCCTCTTTAACAAGCATTTCACTATCCGCTAATATAATATTAGCAATAGCTTGTTCTAATAAAGCATTTATAATCTGCCCAGTTGCTTGTAAAACTGCTCCAGCCAATGCTTGAAAAGCGTTTGCCCCTTCTCCTATTGCAGTACCTAAAGCATTTATTATATCAATAGTTCCACTTACTATTCCCTGACTAATCAACATTTCTTTATTATGATTATACTGGGCTAATTGAGCTTGTTCTAATTCCTTCGATAATTTTTGTAATAATAATATCTTGTAAAGTAAATCAGTATTATCTTTTTGAATAGATGATCGTAATTCCTCAATTCTAGAAGTTAATATTGATACTTTAGCTCCAGCCAAATCATAGGAATTACCAAGTAAACCACCCATATAATCAGCTACCGTCATTTGATCAGCCAAATCCTTCATTATAGGACCAACCCCATTAACTTCCCGATTAAAGGTAGAGATCATTCCTCTTAAATACTCAATATCTTTCCCACTAACCACTCCAGCCTTAGCCATCTTCTCTAAAGCATTGGTAAAAGCATTCAAAGACTCTACATTAGTCTGGTCAGTAGACCATCCTAAACTACCCATTGCTTTAATGAAGGCAAGTTCCCCTGCCAAATCATCCATGATCTTAGTAGTCCGTTTTGTAGATTCTCCTACCTGAGCCAATTTCTTTGCTACCTGCTCTTGTTCTGCTGCTGCCTCCCTACCATAAGTAACCAATTCTTTTAAGGTCTTTACATATAAGGAGGTATATTCTGCATTGGCATCATATTCTTTTCCGGCTTTCTTCATTAATGGAATCATGGCATTTATGACAGCCTCTTCCAATTTCATATTTGCCATAGCTTCAGCAATACCGGGATTCTTTACATGAACTTCCGGAAGCCTTTTTATTGCTGCTTCTACTTGAGTTTGATATTCCTTGAGTTGTTTTAAAGATTGTTGATTTCCCTGATATTGACTTTCTAATTCCTGAGCAATCTGATTTCTCCTTACTTCTATTAAAGCAGCAGCAGCAACTTTTGCCTGTACTGTAGATGATTTATCATAATCCTGTTGTAGTTTCTTAAGTTGTTCATCTGCCCAAAGCCTCTTCTGTAATTCCCCTTTTAAGAATACAGTATAATCTTCTTCCTGTTCCTTTTGATTTTGAATCCTCCCAGCCAAAGTTTCCAATTGCCTACGATTCATAGTATTTACCATGATCATGGAGGTTCCAATATCTTTTACATCTGCTTTTAATTGGTTAAATATTTCTAATTGTTTATTCATCTCTGCCTGAGCAGTTGCTGCTTTCTGTGTTTCTCTCTGAGATTTAGCGTAAGCGATTGATATAGCCGCTAGTATTGCAATTACCCCCCATGCAATAGGACCCATTGCCGAAAGGCCAGATATCATAGCATTCCATCCCACAATAAAAGCCGGAATAACATACCTTATCATAAAACCTATACCAGCAGCTAATGGACCAAGAGCAGCAGTAATACCAGTTAATACCCCAATCACTGCTCTGGCTACCGGGGGTAATTCGGAAAACCAATCCGCCAGACCAGAAATAGCTTTGGTTAATACCTCTAATATTGGAAGCAATAAATCCTTCATTGCTAATCCAACCTTGATAAGAGCAGCCTGCATAGTAGCCAATGACTGATTCCATTTGAACTGAATAGTATTAGCCACTGCCTCAAATGCTTTATTCATATCTCCGGTAGAAGCATATACTTGTCTAAATATTTCCAAATTATGTTCATAATTCTTTCCTAACAAAGACATAAATCCAGTCATTGCCCTAACATTGGGAATAACTTTACTTACCATATTCTCCCCATACTTAGCAGTTAAATCACTGATCTTTTTGAGAGCAGGAAGTAATCCTTGTTCACTTATAACCTTTCTTAACTCTTCTCCTGATGTTCCCATTAAACGAAGAGAATCTTCCGCCTCTTTAGCAGGATCAAGCAGGGAGTTTAATATACCTCTCAAGTATACGGCTCCCTGCGATGCATTGGTTCCTGTCAATGACATACTTGCCATAGCAGCAGCAAGTTCATCAAATTGAACTCCCATTTCAGCAGCAACAGGAATGACCTGACCAATCTCCTGCGTAAAACTAGCAGCCTCCAATTTCCCTTCCCTTACAGCAGCAGTTAAAATATCCATTACCTTTGCTGCACTCAATCCGGTACCAGCATAAGCATTTAAAACAGATGTAGTAAAATCAGCAATCTTATTAACATCTCCTAATCCTGTAGCAGCAGCTTTAGCAGATTTCTCCAGAATATCCATTGCCTCCGCTCCTTTAAATCCTGATGAGGTAATAAAATACATACCTTCCGCCAGAGCTTTAGGCATCTGCCCTAAACTGGGTCCTAACTTTAAAATAGATTCACTCCATTGAGCAACCTGTTGTTTTGACTCTCCAACCAACCCTATAATCTTTGCCATGGAAAATTCAAAATCTTTTGCTGCTTTCATAGAAGCAATACCAAATATAGTAATAGGGGCAGTCAAATACATACTAGCATACCAACCAAAGTATTGCATAGACCGCCCAGCATTATTCCAATTCTTTGCCATACCAGTTGACACGGCATTTGCTGTTGCTGCTACTTTTTTGAGTTCTGTACTTGCAAATCCTAAAGCAGTAGTATCAGTCTCAAATCTTACAGTAAGGTGTCCTATTACGTCTGCCATTATTTTTTGGTATTTGTGCTCTTGTTAAGATCCTTTCGACTTTTAATTTCCGGATTTTTTCTTCTTGCTATCTGCATTATTGCCTGTTTCATTTCTTCCACACTTTGTTTCTTTACTTCTTTTTCTTCTGCTCTTTCCCACTTTGGCATATAATCATTTGGCGTGGTCATCTTAGTCCCCTTCTTCCCGTATGCCCACCTAAATCCATTTTCATTCTCTGAACATATTTTTGCCATCCTAAAATCAGCCCTCCACTCTCCTATTGGATCAATCTGATCATAAGCTTCCCATTCCCCTAATTGAGCTGCCGTCAGATGATCCAGTAGGAAATCTGGATGAATTATTCCGATTTCTTTACAGAGTCGGAATTGGAATTGTCGGCTGGGATGGCTTCTAAGTTTTTTACTATAGCCTCTTTATCCTCATCAGTGATTAAATTTAATTTCTGAGCAGCACGGATAATCTTTGATAATTTAGCAGCACTTATATTTTGACTCAATGTAGCAGCATCCTTTGGATCAAATATGAGATTTCCTTCCTCATCACATACTGTAGCACAAGCAAGCTTAGCCCGAAAGTCTTCCAAGGTTTGAGAATAAACAACTTCACCTTTTGGTCCTTTTGATTCCACTGTCATTGATTTTTCCCAGCGATCTTTAGCACGAGCAGTCATTTCCGTGACACATACAAACTCATCGTTTCCAAGATCAACTTTTACAATTTGAAGTTTTTCCTTCTGTAATAATTCTTTTCTACCTAAAAATGCCATGATTAGTTTCCTCCTTTAATTAATTGTTTAAAATATAAAAAGTCCTTGATTAGAACCATGTTTAGTCCTAGATTCCTGAAGATGCTCCGGAATCAGTAGTAGGCATTCCACTGACTTTGATAGTAACATCCATAGTTACTTTGTCATCAGTAGGAATAGTCAACGGCATTTCCGTAACTAACCCGGCAAAGCTAATAGATGTATTTTCATTATCAGGAAGCACTATATTATAATGCTGTAAATCATCACTCTCAAAATCAGCCAGCATCAGATCCCATGTAATACGAGTCATGTTCATAGAAAGGGAAACATTTCCCCCATCCCTAAAACCCGTAATATATTCACGGTATCCTCCGGTAGAGTCAAGAGAAGTGACGTCAATAAAATCCTTGGTCATTCCGGGACCTGTAATGGAATTTACCTCTGCAATGTTTTCCCACTCGCTAGTAGTGGAATTCCATCTGCGGAATAAAGTCCCTACACCGGAAAAAGCATTACTTGGCATAGTTTTTACCTCCTTTGTACATTTAAGTTTAGAATAAATTGTGCTCTGTTTTTCTCATCCCATTCCAAAAAAGCAGGGCTTCCCGAACTGGCTATGAGAGAATATAATGTACCATTCCATGTCTCTTGTGCCCGGCCATGTAATGAATCCATTATGTTTTTAATCAGGGTATATCCTGTATCATATTTTATACTCCTGACCATGATTTGTACTGTTGGGTATTCGTATGATTTGCTATCCATTGTTAAATGAGGGGGTCTTCCAGAATAATCCCAAATACAAACACAATCATTTGGTTTATCAGGTTGAAGGCCACGAAATAAGTTAGTTCCTGATACTAAGCCCAATGAGCTTTCAGCATCTAACATATCACATATATCTTTGGATGTACTATTCATTTGTTTTTTACATTATTTTTGATAGTCTGCAAAATAAGATTGTGATTTCTAGATACTGCTTCTTGAAACCACTTTGCTCCAGCTCCTCTACGTTTCCAATTCGTTCTAGAAGATTTTTCATGTACCGCCTGAGCATAATTAGCAGTATAACCCATATATACTATTTGTTTCTTTGCTGCCCTAGCCTGTTCTTTATAAGTAGATACTATAGAATTATGTTCTCCTTGCATAACTGCTGCTTTCCTTTTCTCTGATGAGGTCCTTCCTACAAACTTAGGAGATGATCCTTCCTCTACTTTATCAGCAGTCACAATAAATAAACTACTCCTTAAATTACCAGTATCAACAGGAGTAAGGGGAGGAGTCGATTCCATATCTCTCTTAATAATTTTGGCTGCTTTGATCAAGCCTTTTGTATTGGCTCCCTCAATTGCCTTAATCTCTTTATTGAGGTTTCTCATAATCCTCCTCAGCTCCTCTGGAGCAGTCATTCCCCTGTTCATTTCCTTAATTATAAATATGCAATACGAACAAAAACACTGGTTGATCTAAACATTGGTATTTTATCGAATCTCTTTATCTCCCATGCTCCATTCACTTCATGAGGATCAGTAGAACCAGTCCCAGTATTATCCATTGTAATATCAGTATCATCCATAGTATATTCTGTATTATCCATAGTAATCACTTCATCTATACTAATACCTAATGTAGCTATTGTTCCTAAACAAATATATCCTCCTTCATCCACATCCTGAGTAACTAATAATCGGGCTTTACTTATTACATCCTTTCCTTCCCCATCACTTATAACTTCAGTATGTCCTTCCCATCTACAAAAGATTTCAACAGGAGAATCAAAGGTATAATTTCCCTGAGCATCAGGAACTGGATTGCCCCAATACACTGCGGGTTGTACGCAGACTCGATTTAAGAACCTTTCTAAACTACTCATTCGTCAAAGCTTTTAACTGCTGTTATCTTTGCTGCTCTTCCAGATAAAGTTGCCATCTTTCCAGTAGTATCCAATGTTAATACCATCTGCCCATAAGTAGTAGATTTTAATCCAGCATCATACTTTCCAGTATATTTTATCTTAGCTCCTCCGGCTTCCTCACTCTCTGCCTGCCTCTCCCGAGTAGAAACTATAAGATGAGCAGTTAACCACTTTTCAATCTCTGTTAGCAAATCAGTGGTTCCTGTTCCAAGAACATCATTTACTAATACATTAGCCGTTACAATATAGGAATCAATATCAGTATCACTAAGAGCGGTACTATCCAGTATCTTTTTTACTTCAGTTGCTGTTGTCCTTGGCATTATATTGTCCTCCTACTTTTAGTTAACATTGGGTCTATCGTTTCAAATATTTTGCTATTCCATTTTAATCCTAACCACTCAAGCATTTCATAAATCTGTTCATAATCCCCATGAACCATTCTCTCCGGCCATATTTGCTTACAATTTACTCCGGCCTCAATCATATCCCTAAACCGATGTTCATATTCATGTATCCACCATAACCATCCAGCTTCTTCTGAATCTACCTTTATTTTATTCCGATTTACTTCATCTTTAAAAGTATTCATATATCCGGTTTTCAAACAGGATTGAATAATATCACCAGTTCTTCTTCTTACTATAATCCAACGGGCATTCGGATAAGCATAATTCCAGATTGGCCATGATTGGGTTAATTTAGCATCTTTATACATCCATACCCCTTTTTCATACCTATCATATTTTACTAAACTTCTATGTATTCTCTCTTTCCAATTATTTGGTATATAAAGATTCTTAGTAGAAGGGATTAATTCATTCATTGGATTAGCATCAAGATAATCCCATAACATTTCTTTAATATGTATATTTTCACACATATTATTAACCTCTCCGGTAAATACTCCACAAATACTGAGTATTCTAGCTATCATAGAACTTCCACTACGTTCAATGCCTGTTATAAATATGGGAGATTTTTCTATCATTTCATGTACCTTTTTCTGATCATATTCCTTTTCTCATTCTGAATCTTTACCTGAGTTGTCCTTACTTTTTGACTACCATGCCGACGATAAATAGCTAAAGGTCCGGTTGAACAATAACCAAGTTTCATCCCATTAGCTAAACATTTAAGATTAAATTCATAATCTTCACTTGTGTTTAGATCAGGGTCAAATCCTCCCAATTTCTCAAAAACCTCCCGACGATAAAACATAGAGGCACTATGCATTGTATTTTTAAAAAGTAGGTCTTTTAAGGTCGGGACAGCAATAGGAGGTCTCCAGAGTAATTGCCTGCCTGTATTTTGATGTAATTCGATTACATCACCATGAATAAAATCAACTCCTAACCCCTCAATAGCCTTAATTGATTCCTCTATGGAATTCTCTGTCAACATATCATCCTCATGAAGATACTTGATGTATTTTCCCCTGACCTTTGGTAAAGCCCTGTTAAAATCTTCTGACCAGCTATTATTACCCTGACTAAGTATAAGCTGAACATCACTTGGTATGCTATCAATAGCATCCTTCAACCATCCTCTATCTTCTTTGTATGATATAATAACTGTAGCTTTTGCCCTATTATCAGCTATATATTGATTGACATAATTATTAATCCAGTCAATACTCATACTGGATTCGACTGCTTGAAATATCCTTGGTTTCCCATGAAAACAGATCAGGTTCATTCCTGGTTCGATGTTAGTCACCACTTTTGCATTCTGTGGTTTAAAATCTACTATTCCATTATTTTGAATCGCCTGCCAAAATAAATCAGGTTTAACCACCTTTCTCAGGAAATAATCCATCCTATTTCCAGTCACCCCTTCTTTATTAAAAGACTTCCATATCTTTTTTATCTTATCTGAATTGGCAGGGACCCATACCAAACCGGTGGCTAGTTGACCTTTCTGATAAAAATCTTCCAAGGTTATAAACATAGAAGGGTCCCTTACCAATTCAAATATATTCTCAATAGACTCAATAATAGCTGTATCCAAATCAACATATAAAAATGGTCTGTATTTCTCCATCTCCGGGGAATATAAAGCCATCCGTGACCAAGTCCCGGGCAATTCATTCTTAAGAGGAATTACCTGCAGATTACCAAGGTCATATTCCTGACTAGCTTTATCTGATAAACAAATAATACGTGGACGTTCTATTGCCTCCCATTTCATATTAATATGACGGGAAATCAATTCAACATCCCTAAAAGCAAAATCACCTCCACTCCTAAGAACAACTACTATAGTCGGTTGGGTATTCATAATATTTTATAATTTTTAACAGCCAATATATCTGTACTCTCTTTTGTAATGGTATATCCTAAATTCAATAACATATGTGCTACAAATCTCATTCCACTCACTCCATAATCTTTTCCTTTATTCCCATGCCTTTGAAAGCTATCCTCAGAAAAAGACCAATCTTCATATTTAATTATATCAATATTTACTTTCTTAAAATCAATAGACTTAATAATTTCAGCATCATACCCTTCCGTATCTATCTGCAGATAATGAATATCTTTTATATTATTCATCTTACAAATATCAGTAAAAGTAATACTAGGAGCCTGTATTTCTACAAAATCATCTCCCCAATCATCCATAGGAAGAAGACTAAAATGTTTATCAATATAATGCCCATTACTCACACATTTTCCATTTCCATTAAATCTATTCTTAGGATGTACCAGTTTTACCAAGCCTCTGGTCTTATCCATCACAGCAGCATTTATAATAGTACAAGAAATTCCTTTATAACTTTCCTTTATTTTATCATTTAAATCAGAATTAGGCTCCACCAAAATCAATTGGGAGGGATGATAAGAGCGGACAAATTTATTGAATTCATCATCACCATCATTTGTACCAATCTGTACAAATACTTTATTTTGTTGTAATTTAATCATAATAGGTTATCTGCTTTTAATAGGGTTTCCAAATAATCTTCCAACCAAATTTGATTTTCACTGTGTCCTAATTTACATTTATCAATAAGATCAGGAACTTCCTCAGCATCCTGAAAGAATAAACAATCCTCAAATCCTGATTCAATATCATACATTTCCAAAGTATCTGATTTAACTTGCTGAATTGGAATTGAATTTACTAATAGAGCTTCATAGAATCTGGATACCAAACCATTAGCATTTCCTAATGGGGATAAGACAAAACGATATACTGCCATCTTCTGCAAATAAGCTTCCCAGCGCTGGATTTGTGGGTCAAATACATCCAATGGACAAGTTTTTTGTAATTTCCTTATCAATTCCTTTCTCTGAGTATATTGTCCAGCAGGTCCATTCAAACTTCCAATAAACACAGCCCTATCACATTTATAGTCATAATCAATACAAATAATATCCTGATAGTTCTTAGATGGACAAAGTCTGTGTAATTTAGTCCCCAAGCGTTTGCAATCATCCACATCATAATTATAATGATAGAGATTATCAAATCCCTGTAAGAATTTATAATTATCCTCATTCCAAGAGAAAATGGTTCCAAATATTCTCTCTGCTCCAAATACTACCACTTTTATTCCCTTATTATTACACTTCTCCACAAATCCCGGCTGATTAATTATACATTTATGAACAGAATAATGATCATCCCCTATGAATAGTATTCCAACATGATTTAAATCTTCCGTATGTAATACAATCTTTACATTTCCATATAACGCTAATAAAGCAAAATAGTAATTTCGGAACTCACTATGTTTAGTAAATCCGAGATCACAGACTAATCCTATTTCTAATTTCCGTTTCATAGTTTAGTTATGAGATTACGCCAATACTCAAAGTTCATTTTTCCATAATTCCAATTTCTCAGTTTAATCCTTTCAAATTCCTTATTCAAAAAATCTTCAGTAATTCTACTCCAACTATCTACAAAACAAATAGGGAGATCATCATAAAAACGATTATTCAAATCACTCAATACAATAGGAATAGAACCCATATATAAAGTTTCCCATAACCGATGAGTATCTATTCCGTTTCCATCAGGACAAGCTACAAATTTATGATTATACACTTGATCAATATAAGTTTTAAAGGGAACCCTTTTTTCAACAGTCACCCACGATTTATCAGAAAAAAGAGTAGCTATAATTGGTCTTATATAATTAGTTTTATTATTATGATTGACATATAATAAATTCCGGAATTTCCTATCTTTCTTTAATCTCTCTACCATATCAGTTCTATTCACTAATCCTTTATCCCACATTGTATTAGGTATTCCTATCGGAATAGATTGTACTTTTGGATTAGGAGTATTAACATTTTGAGTATACCATTTAATAACATTATCAGGTATTTCAAAACTATCATCAACATTAATATCACTATTATGAGTGATCACAATAAATTCACCTGACAAATGACGGAGTATATTGAATAACTGATTTACATAAAAGGTATGAGTATAAACAATATTAACATCTTTTAAATTGAAAGGATCGAATGTATTTTCCAATTTACTATAATCATCGCGGTGTTTAATATTTGGAGAATAAATAGAATCGGCAATCTTCCAAAATCTTTCACCTTGTATCCAATCAATATTTCCAGATTTGGTAGCCCACGAAATTTCCCAATAATGAACAGCATAAGATTCTGGTAATATGAATTTCTTCCCATCTCTCTTTTCAAATCCTCTATTATTAGGAAAAGGATAAAAGTAATTAGGTGGTAAAGCAACCACCCCGGGCATATATCCTTTTATCACATCAAAGAAACAACGGGTAAAGAAATAGCTACTAATCACTTTTAAAACCTCTGCCTGAGTCATATCATGGTTCCTTTTACTTATCTCCGATACCAGATATTCAGTAATAGGATGATGAGGAATACTTCCAATTAATCCAACATATAATTCCGGTTTCATTGGATAACCTATTCCGGTTATAAATTCAGCATAGGATAATTCATCAAAAGGTTTTAAACATTCAAAATCAGTATCAACATATAATCCACCAAACTGATTTAATATATGATACCTTAAAAAATCACTCTTTGGTCCGTAATTACTCATAGAAGCATAGAGTGATCTATTGATTATATTTAATTCATCCAAATCTCCTTCAGTCCACAAACGGTATTCCCAATCCGGATTCATATCCCTCCAAGTGTTGGCCCACTTTTTATACTTATCCGGAAAGGGACTACCTAACCAAATTTGATGTATCTTTTTTGGAATGCTACTTTTTGATTTATCAGCATTAATAAAGTTCCGATCATAGAGTCGATCAAGAATAGCCCAGTTAGGAAAACTATCGTACTGCCTCTGGTTAAAAGCGTATGACTTTTTCATTAATATACTAAAATTACTCATATTTTAAAGTATAAAGCATCTCCCCAACTTCTTGGTTTATCATTTGTGCAAAGGCGATGAAATCCAAACTCCACTAAAAATCGGTCTAAATCCCTAACTAAACAACATCCTTTATAAACTTCTTCAAAATTAACTTCGGAATATATAATATCAATATATTTCAAAGTATTTACTGCTCCTTTAAATACCTCCAACTCATATCCCTGAACATCTATATTAATCATATTATATTTTGAATGATCAAACATTATCATGTCTAACTTTTCCATCATTACCGTTTCCCTCTGATCAAACACAATCTGAGGATATTGTTTTAAATGAGTCCCGGGCTCCAATACACTACTACTCATTCCATTATTTACCGTCTCTACAAACATCTGAACTTCCCCTACCTGATTTCCTAAGGCTAATTTAAAAGGAACCGCTGTAGAATCATTAGCCAAGGTTTTTAGTAACTGATCATAATTAGATTGAAGAGGCTCAAAGAAAAGCATATTCTTTATCCCATTCCTCTTATAAATAGGATATTCCTGACCATAATGGGCTCCTATATGGATAACTCCATTAATTTTCAAGCAATACTTCCTGATTATATCTTCCAGTTTTATAAGCATACTATCCTCCCCGGTGATTCTAATCTAGTCCATCCAGCAGGACACATAAAATCCATATCAGTCATTGCTGGGTCATTTATATCTTTCCTCCATTGAATTGGAGTTATTACTTGTTTATCAATATTCTGATTTAAATATGCTGCCCACCAACTAAATGTACTATTTGCAATTATATTATTATTACAGAGTCTCATCAAATCAAAGGACAAATAGTCAGGCAGATGTACTAAAGTAGCATTTTCAAACTTATCACCACACCACGGTAGATCATCACTAAAAACATAAATATCACCTTTATCCTTTATACTATCTAAAGCATTCCTATAATAATCCAAGCCCAACAAATAATGACCATTAGCCTGCAGATAATCACCTCTACGTACATGAATAGAAGTAGATTGATTCAATATAATCTTTTCCCTTAATTCCATATACTCTTCCGTATACCACCCTATAGTTACTTTGAAAATATTATATAGTTTAGGAAGGATTTCCTGAAAGTATCCCGGATGTTGCCAATATCCATAGAAATAACAATTATCCATGGTAAGGTAGTTCATATTTTTAACATATCCGGTCTTTACTTCATTTATAATGGTACCCTTCATTCTTGGAAGAGGATGAACTATTGTATAAAATTTGTTAAGTCGGTAAGGTCTTGTTTCATCACGGTATCCATTAAACCAAGAGAGATCATAACGTACAATATGCCCATGATGTTCCAAAGTATGCCCAAAAGCATACTGGAATAATTGATTTCCCAAACCACCATATATTTTAACAATATTCATAGCATTCTTCTAAAGCAACTTTTCTAAACTGAGTTATAGAACTATCTGGTGATAAATTGAGTATTTCTACCCCTAATTTCTTAGCATCAATGTCAATTTGTTTAAATCCCATTAGATGCATATCAAAAGGCATTTCCATTGCTTTGCGAGGATTACGTGATTCCATCCTATGATAAACATCATGCCAATGTTGTGCCTTATTATCCCCTAACTTCATATCAAATCCCAATAACATTATTCTCTTTGCCCCCATATGAACTGCCAAACTGATGGAAGCAGCTCCTGAATTATGATTCCAACTTACTTTTCTAGGATCAGGACTTATTCCTTTTACATGATTAACATCTCTAGCTACATATTTAATCCATGGTTCTCTTGCAGCATGAGGATCACAGCAAACCTTTAAACCTGGAAATTCAGCTAACTTATGTTCATTCTTAAGGAAAAAGCTATGATCACCAAAAAATACTACATCCACCCAATCACCTAACATATAAGCTACATTAATTCCAATAACATGTTTATCATGTAACTCTTTCATATAAGGGGAATAAACGTTTAGAGGGGAAGTACCAGCAATTACGCTCTGTACAACCTCTTTAGGAATACCGAACAACTTGGTAATAGACGGTCCTCCCCCTATTATCCAAACGTCCCCTCCCTCCCATATTTTAGGAGCTATCCAACTCATGCTGATAAATCTTTTACAAATTGTTTTGCCAACTCTTCAGTCAGATCAGTTTTAGTATTCAAAACCTTTCCACTTTTATCAACAATGTCAAAAAACTCAGAATCTTTCCTTTTCTGTACTTTATAAGTAACCAGAGCTGGGCGTACCGGATTGGCTTCTCTTTCCGATTTTAAAGGACTGAGAGCAATCACAACATCACGGAATCCTTTGGGAATTTGCTCCTCATATGCTTTAAAAATCTCATTTGGTTTAATCAATCGCTTTCCAATATAAAAATCACCTCCTCCAACTTTCTTCCAAGTAGTACGAGTATCTACCGGTACTTGTTTAACCTCTTGTACCACTTCTTTTACTTCTTCCTCTTTTTTGGTTTGATCACCTTTTTTTAAACGTTCCATTGTTTTACACTTTTAAGTTAAAAATTAACCTCTTGATTAGAGGGAAAATTCAATTAAGTAGTAGCATGAACAATACCACATTTTCCATTCTGATCAGAACGAATCTGAGGAACCTGAATGGTCATAACCTTGAATTTGGTCAGGAAATCACCTTCAACTCCCCACTGAACATTCTGAAGACCCATACCCTGTACTAATCTTACAGTATCAGGAGTCATCTGAACCAACAATAAATTGTCGGTGGGAAGAGTATCAATAACTTTAATGTCCTTGATACCAGTGAGTTTCATAATACGCTCACGTATGGTCAGCATGGATGAACCAGCTACATCATAATCATTCTCCAATACTCTTTCATAAGCAGTGGGAATATAAAGCATATACGGGCCATAATGATAAGCGGCACGAGCAGCAGCTTTCAAATCCTGTACATCCTGAAGGATGCCAGCAGGAGTGATTGCTGAATGATCCCAAGGAATACTGATATTTACCAAGTTCCTATCAGGGAAATTCAGATAACTGTAAATCTTGTTACGATTACGATCATCTTTGTCACCCCAAGCATAGGAGGTATCAGTAAACAGCAGATTCTCCAGTTTCTCATTTACAGCACGAGCAGCATTCTGAGCCAAAGTGGTATCCAGAGGATTCCCTAAAGAACGACTGGCTTCAAGTTCCCTTGTGTTGATTTCATAATCAACATGAATGATCGGTATAGGCAAATAATTGGTCTGGAACTCAACAGCATCATTATTACCACGGGTAATACCATCCATGGTCATAACAGCTGACAGAGCCGTTCCAACATCATGCCATTCCAGTACCATAGTACCAAGGGCATTTCCAAGCGTATAGGTGAGACCGTTTGATCTCAGATCATCAATACCACCAAGACGATACCGCCCCGGCTCCATAATAGCCTCATCCAACAGTTTCCACTCATCCCTACGAAGGGTACCGGCATTGGTTTGGATTTCCCGTTCTACCCAGCTGTTTTTATTCCCAATAGGGCCACCTTTGTAAACGTTAACATAAACCTTACCATTATCCTTTATATAAGGACGCATTTTAGAGTAATTCAAGGCACCGTTTCCGACAAATCGCTTTGCCACTTCACCTCTTACTCCGTCTCTTCCAATTAAATCTACATTTGCTCCAGGCATTGTTTTTCCTCCTTTGTCTGTTTAAAGTTATACAATTCTTACTTTGCAGAGTTGACGTGCCGGAGTATCACTCGAACCAGCAGCAGACAAACTTGTCAAATCCAAAGCTTCGAGAGCCTGTGCAACTATACTATTAGTGTATATTGAATTGGCCTGCTGGGCATCATTTGATTCCCAGCTTTCCGGTGAATACTTAGTAAGATAACCTGCTCCATTAGAGATCAGGAAATCACCAATAGCAATATTCTGCTCATCTGCTACCAAAGCAGCAACTTCATCTCCACGTCCCGGGATCCAAATCTGGATCATATCACCAGCAACAAAAGCATCACCAGTCGTTTTTCCTTGCATTACATCCTCCAGCACAAACTGGGGAAGAGCATCCTTACCAGCTCCAGAATGAGCACGGAATTTACCTGTACTCATTAACTCTACCAACATACCCGGTTTTACGGCAGCATTAGCTTCACCCTCAATAAATATATTGGAGTAGTTTTTTAACTTAATGGTTTTATAAGCCATACGATTTTCCTCCTTTCCTTATTTTTCAATTGTTACACCTGCAGGATATAAAGGCTCATCGTCTCCAGCCTGCGCATTAGTTTCCATACGGGCACCAATAACAGAATAAGAATTAACTTCTTCCTCTTCCTTCTTAGTTACCGAAGCAGCCATTTTTTCCAAAGTGGCGTCTGACATTGCTGCCAATTCTGCATCCGACCACAAATCCTTAGCGGTATTTGCTTGGATACCTTTGATCAATGAAGTCCTTTTTTCCTGTCTCAGTTTCTGAACATAAGCAATATCAGCTGACTGCTCAGGAGTAAGTTTATTGACTTCAATAATCTTCTCAACTTCCCTTACTACCTCTTTCACTTCCTGTTTCGAAATTGCTTCCAATACAGGTTTACTCAAGGCTTCGAGTTCCGGACGCTGTTCTTCAGTAAATCTCTTATTAGCAATAAGATCATTTACAATCTTAACACATTCGGGGCATTTCGATGTTTCACCCATTGTATTAACCTCCTTTTTAACATTAGTATTAAATTTACCTCTCGTGAGTTTAGGAGCACTATGTACTTCCACAAACTCAATTTTCTTCGTAACTTCAGTAGGGGTATCTTTTAACTCAAATACACCATTGTTAAAAGTGTAATTTTGTTTATACATATGACTCCCACCAATACGAAGGCGAACTTCATAGACAACATAAGACTCAAACACATCCTGAAGGAAATGCATTGAATCCTGATTATCCATTGCATCAAGTTTATTCTGAGCAGCGTTAACCACCGTTTTATACCCTTGATCGGTATTGTTTTCAATTATTGACTGAATGTTTTGTAACTTCAGCGTTTTAGTTTCATCTGCAGTCACATCGTTTCCTCCTTCCTTTTTACTATTTGTTCGTACTCCACAACCATCATTCCAAGAACAAGCACCAATCCCTCCGGGCAAGAGAGCGAGATGATCCGGTCTTAGATTTCTGGCTATTGCTTCATAAGTTTCCCCATTCCAATCACCATCAACAATTTCATCTTCCGTAAATACACCTACACTAACTTCCAATGGAAGACCATTCTGAATATGTTCATGAGCAGTTGGTGATAGTTGTCTTAATTTATCTTCATCCAACCAAGCCTCCGATCTTAATTTAGAACCATTCATGTGAGTATGGTATACTCTACCCACAGAACGTTCATCTATTACATCAGGAGCATTAGCCGATATATTTTGTCCTTCTACTCGTGGATGGTCTATTATAATAGGAATACCATTCCATGATTCCGGAAATTTACCTAATTCTGTAGCCAAATGCAATACAGGACCTGCACTTCCATGATGAACTCCTTCTACCATCATAGTTACAGGAACTACCAAATGATTCCTTCCCTGATGTACTCTTGTCTGAGCAGAATATTCTGACTGATTGGTATTTACTGATATTAATTCTTTAGTTTCCATATATTATCCTATTAAATGCAAACTGAGTAGTAAATAACTAACTAAAAGACCTATTACAAAACCTACTAAATATTTCCAATTTTTCATAGTTTCCTCATTTTAAATCCACCCTCCGTTTCAATATCCACACCGTCACATGAACGGGCGCAACCAGGATAAATGCCCCGCAAACTATATAAGTCGGTATTGCAGGATTCACCCCGCATATGGTAAGTATTATTCCAATAGCAATTACCCCGGCTGCCGTCCATTTGAAAGTTGCGAACCACTTTAAATAAAAGGTTACTATTTTGGGGTATTTTGTTTCTTTATTCATATTCTGGCTTGCGCTAATTGCGTTACTGAGATATCCAAATAGTATTCCCTGTCCTCAAATCGCACCCAATTTCCATGTTTATCACCGCGGTTCAATTCGATAACATAACCATGCCGATTGCCCGGAAGTACTGTAAATGGGAAAGTGCCATCAGGTTTTGTAACTGGAACACCAGTAAGATATTCATAAAATTCACCGATCATTTTTTGCTCGTCTCCCGGATTATCCCTCCACGGAATAGCGATCAAATCCATATCCCGTTGCATGCTTCCGTGAATAACAAGATTGTAACCGTAGTATTCGGCTATTTGCTTCATGTTCTCATAGAACATTGTGTAAAGTCCAGGTTTTACCGCTATTGGTTTTGCCATGTTAATCTTTTTTATCCTTTATCCAATCGCTCGTAAATATCACTTCAAACACCACACCATACCCTAAATTGCAGATCAGGAAAAACGCCCACCACGTTCCCTCCATATGAATCAGCCACCCCAAATAGATAATAGCCTCAATCATTACAAACTTTAGAAAATGCCAGAAGTCATTCAGTCCAATAAGCGGGCCGTTTAAAAGCATCATAAACCACCACTTTCCTTTGGTGAATAATCTTTGACTTGGATGTAACCACCTGACAAGGAAAGCGGGTTTAGTGATCTTTGATATCAGCATCCATGAATAGCGGAATTTAACCCGGTCCATGAGGCCGATCAGAATGAAGATTATGAGGAGGGTTAGGAATGGTTTCATTTCACGTATGCCCCTATTTGCCAGGTTGCGCCCTGTTGTTTAGTAACTACGCCCGAAGGCCATACCGTTGATGCGTTCAATCCGATATTATAAGCAGACCCTAAATCAGTACCGTCAATTGCCACCGAGGGATAAGGGACTGCAATAGTAACAGCGTTGTTTGTTATACTGTGGGCATTCTGTGTTGGCTGAGTTGCAGCTACGTTGTCATAATACGATGCTCCAAACTGAAACCAATTCGTTGAAGTATTCTTATAATAGCAATTATAATCCAGAACGTTTCCTGTTGAAAGCGCATCAGTCCAAACAAGTATAGAACTTGCCCCATTGCTGATTACAATATTATTTTTACAAACTCCATTGCGTGATCCATTGTCCGGTTCGGGAGTTGGGTTAGTGTAATAATTAATCCCTACGGCATTTGTGATGTTGTCATTGTATACCGTATTCCCTACGATATAAACACTGTCCTGCCCTTTAGCGAGTATTCCAATGGGATTATTTATAACTACGTTTGAAAAGATGCCGCCCGAAGTATTCTTACCGCCTGAGTGCTTGACAACTATCCCAATACCGCACCCACGAATGTAATTCCGGTAAATTTTAGCATTGATCTGATGGCCTACAAATATTCCATGTGGGGCTGCTGCTGGCGTACCACTGAAGTAATACGTCCCATAAATCAGGTTGTCATAGATTTTTATATTCCCGTTCAGATTGTCTTTTGCGTTTGTAGATTCAGAACCTATTTGAATAAGATAACCGCTTGTGTTCCTTGCCTCAATTCGATTTCTATATATATAAACTGAATCAACCGCAGTTGTCTTATTTACCAACGCATGAATAATAGATGTTACAAGGGTTGTTGAATGGCTTGTAATGACATTATCCTTTATTGCTAATCCATTACAATCCCTTAAATTGAGCAAAGGATCAGCTTGGCTTGTATTGGTGGAGGCAAACGTGTTCCCCTCGATGGTTAGCTTAAATATCCCCAAGTATGGAAGGATAAACCCGCCTGTGGTTCCTGCCCCAACACAGAGATAACCACCGTCATTGAAAGTATTTCCCTTTATCCTGACATTAATAAGTGTTGTTGGTGTTGTTTTACTGATCAGGATTGTATTTATCCAATTCTTTCCGGCTGTAGATGTATTAAATTTAAACTCCATGAATCCACCGTCTGAATTATGAACAACTGCATAATTGCTGGCATAAAGCAGTTTACAGTATTTCACCTTCACTCCGGTATTGGCAGCATTTACATTGATCATCTGCGTACTGGTAGATTTTAGATAGCATTCATTAAATACTTTATTTTGCCCTGTTATTGAATAAGTGTATGAGTTTTTATTGTGAATAACACAGTAATTAAAAGTTTCTGCGTTTCCCGTTGCTACCTCATACCTGTTGGCATTTGTGATATAGCAATTCCTAAAAATATAATCCTTTGTTGCTCCAGATTCTTCAACTACCCCTAAAGCTGTATTCTGCCCGTCCAATCTTAAACCTTGAAAAGTAGACCCTGATGTATTTAAAAATAGTACTCTTGACGAAGAGTTAAAGGCAACAATGTTATTATAACCCACTCCAATAATATGAACCTTTTTAGCCACATACAAACAGTGAAACGAAGCATTATCTTCTGAATATTTATGTTGGGAAAATACATAGATCGTATCTTCAGCCGTTGCAGCATCAACAGCAGCCTGAATTGAAGTGTATGTTTTACCGGGGCCAACTGTCCTTATTCCGTTTGTGGCATATTTAGGAACTGAGAAATAAGTATTTAAAGTTGCTAAATCAGTTGTTCCTTTTGCCGTGGAATAAATTGCAATCTCCGTAATTCGTCTCGGTAATGATTCCGTGGAATCTGCATTTATCGTGTGTGCTTTTATATTAAAAAATATCTGATGTAGCCAATCAATGTCCTGAGATACACTGGTAGGGTCAATAGAATGATTAAAAAAGGTTGTGTCTATTGTCGGTGTTCCTACCCATTTTAAGGTTGAAAGCGTGGCTGTCGGAACATAACTACCCGTCCAATCCTTCCCGGTTATCTTAATCTTCCCGGTAACAGTTCCGGTTGCACTTTTCAGTAGGATAGTATCACCCGTCTTTATGCCATCCCTCGATGCAGACCAATAGCCTAACAGGTCTGTTTTAGGAACAGGCGTAACGAATGATTTCGTCACCCCGCTCACCAATCCATCCCCCACCGCCCCGACATAACCATCGTTTACGGGACTCTGAGAGAATGATAGCGAGCTGGCAAGGATGAGAGCTGTAATAAAGGTTAGGTGTTTCATGTTAATTTGAGGTAATATAAAGTTTCCAAGCTGTCCCGTTCCATATTTTAAGCACTCCGAGCGTCTTGTCCCATACCAGAGCCACCGAACCGGATGGAAGTACAATAGCATTGATCTCTGTTGTGGTTCTTTGTGGGATCAGCATATAAGGCAAATTTCCCATTGCAGTCGTTAGGTCTATTTCTGCTGGTTTATTGGTCAAATCAGCATAGCTCCCTGAAAACAGTACTGGCTTGCTTGTGATCTCACTCCATGCAGGAACATAGCCTATGGGTTTATAAAGTGCCACGAAGTTAGGTTTGTTGGTTATGGCAGCCCAATCTACCACTCCGCTGTTTGCTGTTGTCTGCGTTGATCCATCGGGGTAAATTATGCTAACCACTTTAATAGGTTTGGTAAAGATCTTATCTTCACCCTGGCATCTTCCAAATTGTAATAGGCAGAATAGCCCTAAAAGAATAAATATATATTTCATTGTCTGATTATTTTACCGTTTTGAGTAATTGACTTACCGGATTGATAGATTACTTTCCCTGATCCGACTACCGGAGGTGTGACAAATTCAAATGCGCCAAGATCCGGTGCGGAGTTGAGATAAGGAATACCCACATCTACCCCTGCATTGATCAGGTCTGATCCTGCTATAAGTTTCAGGAAGTTTACTGAGGGAAGATTGCCGTTAGACTGTCTTGCACCACTTACCCCTGTTGAATCCACGCTTACGAAGTCTGCGCTGCTTATAGTTACTCCACCGTTCCAAGTATTGTGATCTTCCACAACATTTGTTCCTGAGTTGGTAGGGCCTGTTTTAATCAATGTGTTGGCATCGCTGTAACTTATGTTATTGCGGAAGGTATTTACTATATTTTGCCAATAGAAAAAGAATCCCGTATTCACATTGTCAAATGAAGTATTATTAAATAAATCCATCCTGACAGTGGACTCATTCTGACTAAACCCATGAGTTTTATTGAGAAAGGATAAGCAGTTATGTACAAGCCTTTGCGGTGTGGCTTCACTTGTCCCATCGTTCTCACCAAGTTTAAAACCGCATCCATTTCCCGAAGCCTGATAGCCGTTTCTCCATGCCCAACACGAATCAATCGTTACAAATCCTGAGTTAAGCACGAAGTCAAATCCATCGTCTGAATTTTGATATGCCCTGCAACCGGAGATATGATTCCGCCTTTCGTTGCCGGCTCTTTCATAAGCAGCCATATCAATACCGTCTGCATTACCTCCGGGGCTTGCTGAATGAGGATCGTAATTATTGTAGAAATCGCAGTTATGAACAAAGTTATCTTCTGAATCATACTGAAGCCTCATTCCCGGCCCTTCGTTGGCATAACTTTGTACCTGTTCCAGTATATTGTGATTACAGCTTATCATTAATATTCCTGCGGCCGCATGTGCTAAATCATGTTGGGAAGCACCTGTTACATGAAGCCCTTTAAGATACCAGTAATCGCAATTATCCATCCGTATCCCGTAATTGCCGACTGTGTTTTCAGTATTGGTACTCATATCCATTATAGGAACTTCACCCGGATAAGCATAGATCCTTATAAGGCTTCCTGCTGATCCATCTTTGTTGTCAAGGAATACCCCGAAAGCACTCGTTATAACAGGATGATACACACCCCCACGGATGTAAACTACATCCCCTGCGCTTGCCGTTTCAAATCCATGTTGCCATGTGGCCCAGGGTGCGCCGATAGTCCCTGCGGCTGCGTCACTCCCGGTAGTGGAGACGTAATAAGTTGCCCCGAAGGATGACTGGCAGATTAAAAGAAGTATGGATATAAGTTTCATTAGTACTGGTGTATCATTCCGTTAGTACCCCTGGTTACAGTAAAATACAGCCTGATTTTTGGTGTATGAATAGAACTTGTGGGGGTCAGCATTAATTTTAACAGGTGTGCCGTTCCCGACATATACCAATCCCAATAAGAAGTATAAGTGCTTGAAGCGTGAGTTTCGGCATACGTAGCCGCTGCATCGGTATGAAGTATGTTATAAACTACCGTCCCGTTAGCCCTGACGATTCCAATGAAGGGGATAGTCCCTCTTTCTACAGTAATCGTATCTCCGGTCACTCCTTCGCAAACAACCGTATAATCAATCTTTCCTGCCCCTCCCCAGGGTTTTCCGACATCTACCCATACTACATCATTACTTACCCCGTTTACCATCTTTCTTTCAAAAGGGAGTTCATTTCCGTTTGACACAATATGATTACCCATGCCGTTATTGACAAATCCAAAGG